TACAAGTCTGCCATCATTAGTACGATAATACCTGAGCTTACCTGAAGGACCAGCAGAAACACTCTGATTAAACTTACGTACTCCATATTCACTCTGAAGAACGAGTTTCGTACCTGAGAATTCTATATCTACAAGATTACGTTCAAGATATGAAGCAAGTTGTATAATAACTTTATCGATGATAGCAGGAAAGTCTATACTTATATCCGTACTTAAGATATCATAAGCTCTTTCATTGCCTGCACCATCCAAAAGATTAAGGATATTCCCTTTGATGCTTTTCTTATTAAAGAATTTACTGAAGAACCTGTCTGATCCTATCCTTTCCAGTTCAGCCATGTGATAGTAGATCCTGTCAGCCATATCCTGGTTGTTTAAAAGCACTCTGGCAAGATATATAAGCTGTGATGGTTGACGTACCTTACTCTCGATCTTGGCTTTTGGATCCAACTGTATACGATAATGATCATTCTCTACTTCAAATGTCATTTGTTTCACCAACTCCGGATCCTGAACATATCCTTCAGTAAGCATATCAAAGAATGATGCTGTCACTTCCGGCATACCAACCTTTACGCCAGACCCAAATACTGCTTCCAGGGCTCCTGATTTACGTATATTATCGCGTAGGATACCAAGAGAAGGGAATTCTTTAATGAGCTCATCACTTAAAACAATAGAACTATATTTAATTGCTCTTACAGTACCATCTTTACCTATTGAATAAACTACAGGCTTTAATATCTTACCAAGTGAAAACTCTGATCCAAAACCTATGTTCTTAAGTTGTTCAAATCGTTCCGGAAGCATGAATCCCTGGCCATCACCAATAGCAAAGTTATCCTTGAATGCCTTCATCAACATTGGAAGCTTCGGTAGTTCATCTTTTGTAAGAATATTCTCAAGAAGAGTCTGTATATCTCCTGTCTCTTTATATTGATCACCTATGATCAGGAACTTAACTCTTTCAGGAAGCCCGAATACTTTATTAACAATAGGTTTCATACCAGGTGCTGTAGCAAGAGAAAACCTCCTCATCACATCTTCTTCATTCAAAAACTGATTATTATCACCAAGGATCATCTGATTAAGAAAATATGAATTAATATAGTTATTTGCTACATAAGAATATACAAATGGAAATATAAGATCCCTGTCAATAAGATATTCACCGGTTGTATTATTGACGGAACGAAGTTTCTTTTTACCTCTCAGGTTTGAATTGATAAATCCATCCATCGAAACATCTTCTCCAAGAATTCTTTTAACATTCTTCATAGAGAACATATCGGAATCAAATGGGACCTTATTTTCTATAATGGTATCTGCTGCCTTTTCTGCTTCACGTTTTAATAAATCCATGACCTTATCGGAATACTTTGTAATCTCTTCTTCCGATAGTGGTTTTTTAACTATGTCGCGTTTACCGATTACCTCCTGTAATAATCTGAGATTAATAAACTTACTTTTATTATTTTCTTTTATACCTGAAAGCTGTGGAGAACTGTTTATCTGTCTTATTGCATCTTCTATTGAAGTTCGGACTTGTGCAATAGTAAGTACATTGATCTTTGCCCCGAGAACATTATTCCTTTCATTGGGATATAGTGCCTGGAAGTATTTCTCTCTTCCTTCACTTGAATATCTTATCCTGTCAATGAATCCTGCAACAAAAGTCCTTACTATAAAATCCTGTGTACTCTCATCTTTTTGTTTTATCCCAAATAGATTTTCATTGAATCCTATATTCCGTATGCCATCATGATCAAATACTGAGAAGATCTTATTCTTCCCGGTCAAGAATATATTATGCTTAAAATAATCAGACCTGAGATGATTTGGAATAGACAGAGATATGCTCCCGCCTTTTAATTCTCTTGTATTAATAAGACTAAATAATACATTATGAGCAAATGAAGATGGCGACCACATGTATTTACGTTTCTTTGCAACATCCCTGACATTAGTTGCCCTTAGATTAGCATTACTATACATCATAAGCCTGGATAATCCCCTTAATAGATTACCGCTCTCTGCGAGTATGTCTTCTGTAGTATAGTAAAGATCCGCTGCTTCTTCTCCTGATTCGATAGCATCCTGAGTAATTGTCTCTTTTGCTTTTCCTATAAGTACAGAAATCCTTGATATGAATCCTTCAAGATCATTATATATAGCAGTAACATCTGATTCTACATTCTGAATGTTATTAGCAAGCAGTCCCATTCCCATCTTCTTAAGGAATGATCTTATAAGTTCAAGTCGATTATCTTTAAATTCATTTTTATTAGGAGCCCACCAACCTTTAACGAATTTATCAACAGAATCCTTATCAGGTAATGAATCAACGATATTCTCTTTTAACTGACTTTCTATTCCAAGATGAGGACCAAAATATGAACCGGGAATATAAGATATAGCATATGTACCTGCTCCTTCCCATTTCTTTTCTACAAGAAATAGATTTTTTTGCTTCTGGTTATTAAAGAGATTGATGATACTCCGATAAGTATTTACATTCATATATTTCTCAAAATGTCCCTTTATATCATCAATATTAAGATCATATGTTGATGATAAACGAATAATATACTCCCGGGTACTTTCATTATCTGCCCTTGCAATAGTATTAGAGCCTATGATAGATGCTCCTGCAGGCCCGGCAACATCACTTACATCTTTATTCTCTGAGAATGCAAACAGGTTCTCATTAATAAAACGCATCGTATTTGGAAGATTGGTTCCATCTTTACCATAATTGATTCTACGCGCATCATTATTAAGATTCTTTATATACTCGACTATTGCATATGATCGTGGTTCTTTACCATTATTTCTCCATTGTTCTTCAACCTGTTTTATAAACTCACTATTTTCTGGCTGTAAACCTTCAAAGAGTTGCAATGTCCTGATATATGCTTCTCTCCACCCCATATACTTACCGGTAGCAAGTTTAATATTGGAAAGGAAATCTTTTACAACTGCTGACATCTTTGCTTCCTGGTTAAAATCATCAGACTCCATGATATGTTCCTTCATGTTAACCCTGTCAACAATCTTGTCATAATATTCTTTTATTTCCTCTGTAGATATGGTTGTATCAACGGTTATCTCTCCTGCAGAACTGAAGTCCCAATTTTGATATATATCATTGACAAGAAGATTGTAGTTGTCAATTACTGTCTTGTAATATCCGGCTTCTTTTCCATTCTCTGCTATCTCATTAAGAGAAGTTTTTGCTTTCTTAAGTCTCTTCCCTTCTTTTAATAATATTATATAATCCTGTGTTATTACATCTTTTGCAATATCAAACATCTCTCTTCTGGTTACAGGGAAACCATCAAATCCAAGTGCATGAATCCTTAAAAACTCATCCTGTATTATTGCCCTGGCATTACGATATACATCAATGGCATGTGAAAAACTACCAGTATCCTGTCCGTAAAGAGAAATAATATTACGCATAGACCGGGTAATACCAATGCCAGTATATTTACTCTTTGTGAAATAACCTCCTTCAATAGTCTCAAAGAACCTATCAAGACTATTCATGTTCATATTAATAAACCCAAGATTCTTAGCGAGCCAGTTGAAGAATCTCTTTAGTATGTTATCAACAGTTGTAAGTTTCTTTTGTTGATAATCCTGAAACTTCTCGGCAAGTAATTCCTCTATCTCATCCACTGATCTGTCAGCATACTCTTTAAATTGATTCCTGAAGGCATTAACGATCATATTACGTTCTCTCTGGCTGAGATGTTCATTGAAGATCTTATGGAACGTCTCATGCCTTATTATCTTCTTAAATGTCATGCCACCGCGTTCCATTGCCCAGATAACTTCATCCCGGTATAAACCATAAAGACTTCTTCCATCTTCCATCCCGGATAAAGTCATCTCATCAACAAAATACAATACTTCTTTTCCCTCTTTTGATATGTTAGGGATGAATTTCTCAAGTAGTTTACGAGCTTCTTCCTGAGTTATTGCTTCACCAGGATCCTGTCCCACGTTAAGCATATTCCGGGTCCTTCTTCTATTTACTATTTTATCCTGAACGCTATTAACAGCTTTGTCTATTTTAGCTCCTATAGTCTTTGGTTCATCTTTAGCTGTCTCTGGTTTCTTATCCAGATCTATTTGTATTTGTGTACGGTTTATTGATGATAGTTTACTTGCCAGAAGATCCTCGAGCTGAACTATGTTCCTATTAATATCTTTCCCAAGTTCATTGATCCCCTGTGGTCCATTCATCATAAGGGGTAGGTTCAAAGATGTGTGATTACCATCCTGATCGAATGTTAGTATCTGATGTAATTGTTCTGAGGTAACAAGCGCTACCTCATGTTCCTTCCTGAGTTCATCAAACTCCTGTTTACTTATTCCTTCAACCAATGTTTGCTGATTGTCTTTTATTTGTAACAAAAGTGTTTCAAGCCTGGTTATATTTTCTTCATCGGTAAAGCTTTTTGTCTCATCAAGAAATTCGGTTACATCTCTGGCACCGCGACCTATTGATATCTGTTCTCTTGCCATCTCCTTATAGATTTTAAGAAGATGTTCATAATAATTGGTTGATGAATTATGTTCACTCAAGAGATGTTTTGCCTGTGTTATATATTTAACCGATGGCTTGCCATCTGTATATGTTGTTATCCTTTTCTTAATGACCCAGGGATTATCACTATTAGCCTTAGCGAGTATATTAAGAGCTATCTGTGCTGTTCCCTTACCTGCAATAAGTTTATTCTGGTCAGTTACATATTCAACAATATCTGATTTGTTATCCTTACGAAGAATATACCCGCCTTGTTTCTTTGGATGCTTTTTAAACTCATATGTATAATCAGGATTAGTAAGTTCCGTTGGACCAAGATACTGTTCCATCTCTTCCTGGCTCTTAACTTCTACCCTCTGTTCTCCTGGTCCATAGAATCCCGGGATGATAGTAGCTGATAATTCAGCAATCTTATTGAACTGTTCTTCTGTTACATTTGGAAATCCTCTTTCTTCAAACTCATCCTGGTAATCTTTATATTTATAGTTACCATCTTTAATACTCTGTATCTCTCCATCAGCATTGACCTCAAAATTCTTATAGAACCTTTTAAGAAATTCATTTACTCCTGGCTCAGAAAGTCTTCCTATTCCCAAAGCCTCAAAAGTATCTATAGCAGAAGTAAAATCAGATAACTTCTGCATAAGATTATCACTATTACGTATCTTCCTTGCAGTAAGTCTTATGAACTGTTCTTTACGTGTGTGCTCTTCTCCATCCTTAGTTGTTTTACGCTGAATAATAAGATATGGGACACCCGGGAATAACTTCTTATCTTTTATACTAAACATCTCGATAGTGAAAGCAAGAGTCTCTTTTAATGGTGAAGAAAAGATGCTCTCCGCTTTTGCAAGTAACCTCTTAAGAAATCCAGTTCCCTGATCCTGAATTGTATCTGAATAAGTATAGGATAACTGTTCTGCTTTTCTTATTGTTCCTTCTGCAAGTATTGTAGGACCAGTTTCAAGTTTAAGAGTTCCCTCTATTCCTGCAGATAAACTATTTGATACATTGCCGGCAGCTTCACTCCTGGATAACAGATCAAGACCAAAATCATCTTCAAGAAGCTCAGCCTGACCCATGATGCCAATCTGTTCCCACTTTCCATTACCTGTTGGACCTGGAAGAGGAGAACCATCTATATTGATCTGCTGTGCCACTATCCATATCTGGTAATCCTTAATATCGGGATTGTAAACCCTTATATATTTTACCTTGGATCCACTTCTTATATATGGTGTACTGTCTGATTTATTATCCCTGCTCTTGATAGGATAATATGAAGGAAACCTGACAGATCTTGTATTACCATCAGAAAGATCAAGAAGAAACTCACCTCCGGTAGATGGTATATTATCAATACTCATCTCTTCATCTTCTGCGGGAGAATCTTTAATATCAGAGAATGGCACCTGTTCTTCAGTTTCTCCTGTTGCTTTTAATGCCTGCGCAGGTGCAACCCCGGCGCCTTTTATTGTCATACCATGAATTCTTGCTTCAAACTCAAGTCTGTTTGCAAATGCATTACGTATATCAATATCCCTTTGTTTATTATCTTCTGGAACAATATCATGTACACGGAATCTCCATGCCCCAGGATCCTTTTCATAACTCTTGATGAAGATATAATCCTTTGACCGGGATAAGGCTGTGTACATACCTTCATTAAACTTACGCTGCGCTGCCTTGAGATATGTATCAAAATCTTTTGGATCCATATCGACATATACTTCATCATACTGAAGACCTGCTACAGCATCATACTGCATTATATCAACACCAAGACCTTCATAGAACTTAGCATCCTGCTCATTACTGACTACTATAACCCTGCTCCTTTGATTTGCTTTCTGATGTATTGCTATCTGTCTTTTAAGATCTGCCTTGCTGCCTGATATGTGAACTCCATTAGCAGGATTGCCAAGATCGGCATCAGCAACACCAAGGATTGTATTTACCTTTGATGGCACACCAAGGAACCTGTTCTGGATACTTATTATTGCTGAATTGCCGGACCGGAATACTGCAGTAAGAGGATTAAGATGACGTACATTGATCATATCACCATAGAAATTATTGATAGCAGGGAAATCCACGTTCCTGTTTGATGACTGTGAAGGATCTCCAAATACATATACTCTTAATGGTTTCTTTCTTGTCTCATTTGCCTTAGTTACATTTTCTGCTATCATATCAAGCTGTGAAGCATCAAGCCTGGCTACTTCATCAATAAGAAGAATATTGAATTTATCATCCTTTAGCAGCTGATAATCAAATGTATCTACAAGTCCGGTATTGGTTACTCCTTCAAGACTTTTCTTTAATACACCAAGAGCATTCTCATGAGTGCTCAGACCAATTACTGATTCTGGTTTAAAGCCCATCATCCTGGATAACCACTTCGCAAATATTGTTGTCTTACCTGATCCAGCCAATCCCTTCAGATAATACCATCCTTTATACTCCTGCTTAGACTGTGTTTTTGTTAAAGAGATATTAAGTTCACGTATAGCTTCACGAAGAGCTATATCCTGTTGATTACTCGGGATCTTATCTTCAGTATTCAATAGAGAATTCTCTACTTCTATTATCTCTTCAATCTTGATTTTACTTTCAAGCATCCTGGTTAACTTGTCAAGGGCAAGAAGAGATATATGTGTCTCAAGAAGCTCGAGTAGTTTCTTCTTATCTACATTATAAACAACAGGAGCGCCTTCTTTCAGTGCTGTATGTAGTTTGATTGCATCCTTATCAATAAAGAAGTCATCAATGGCATTTGCCTTGGTTATATTAAGATTAGGATCAAACTTATTAACAATGATCTCAAGTATGTCATTGAATGCACTGTCAGGATACTTCTTATATTGCTCAAGAGTAGTCAGTGAATATAACTTAACCATATCCATTACCTGCTGAGCAAATGTCTCTATCCTGCTATTAATTATCTCGGTAGTTTTCTTATTTAATTCATTTTTTGCTTCATTGTTTTTCTTAACCAGTTCGATGATTTTCTCAACGAACGTACTGTCATAGGTATATTCTATACCATCCTGCTGAGCTTTTGATGCTTCGTTAAGAATTCCTTCAAGGATATCCTTGCCAATAGTCTTCTCGATAATACTGTAGATATCTTTATTAAGATCCGATACCTGATGTGTTTTCTTATCACGGTTAGTTATAAGACCTATGGCATTAAATAGCGAAGCGGAATAATTGATCCTGCTTTTCATATCAATCACGCTCATCTTTTCCCGGGCCTCAGCAGCTTTAGGTCTTAATGTATTAAGATCCTCTATCGCCCTGTCGATCTTCTCAAGAAACCCCTTAAATTCATTCGTGGTGAGCAATCTCCTTCTGCCAGGGGAACTATATATCTGTTTTCTTCTATCAAGTTCTGTCAAAGCATTGTCAATAGCTGAAACATCATTATACTTATCATTACCCCTGGCTGCATGTATTATATCCTTAGCTGTATCTATAGGCTGATCAGCAAACTCTCTTTGAAACTTACGATATGTTTTCTTCTGATCCTTCGCGAATGTTTTATCTTCAAGTTCCGGGATATTAGATAATATATCCTGAAATGACTGTGATGAACGTTCATGATCCAGACGAAGAGCCTCTCTTGTATCTATCTTCTTCTGTAATTTTATTGCTTCGTTATTAAGCTTCTCAAAATCTGGTCCTGGTTGTTTCGGACCAAAAGGTATTCCATCCTCATCAACAGGTTGGACCATGCTACCTTCTCTTGCTGCTTCGGCTTGTCTCTCCCACTCTTCTGCCTGGTTCTTTGTCCTGTTAAGATATGATCCTCTCTGGTTTATAAGTGACTGTACCTTATCAAGATCTTCTTTGGAATAATAATCACCATTTGATATATTGTTAACAACGGTGTTAATAACATCAGATATAGGCTTCCTGCCTTTTACTGCTTCTTCTACATCCTTTGCTGTCTGAGCTTTCCTACGATAGTTCTTTCCTATATCATGGAAATAGTTATACATGGCGCCAAACTCATTAGACATATCCGGCGCAAGGCCATCGGCTACATCCCTGGCAAACCTGGTAGAAAAAGGATTCTTGGTACCATTGATATAAAAATACTCATCCTGTTCATACTGTGCTCTCTCAATATCTTTCTGAGTAACTTTTGAATCCGGTTGTTGCTGATCTTTTTTAAGTTGCGTAACCTTGTCCCTGGCATTGGCTTTCATGAACTGCTCATTAAGATAATCCGTGTATAACTTCTCACGGGTTTTCTTTTCAAGGATCTTCCCGGTCAGTCTCTCACTATCTTTTATAAGCTTTCGAATATCATCTTTCTGCTCATCTGAAATCTGGTCATTAGAAAGATAATCCTCATACATATTTCTCTTTACCTGTTCTCCAAAGAGTGTTTTTAAAGCTACTATATTAAACTCTTCTCTTGACTTCTCATTCTTAAAGTCTTCAGCACTCATGATCTGGTTACGTGCATTTTCAAATGCTTCACGCAAAGGTTTAATATCTGCCTTTGTAAACTTATTCTGATATCCTTTCTCTGCAAGTTCCTTTGGTATTGCCAGATCACGTTCCATCAGGAGATCATCTACTTCCTCAAGGTTAGTCATGCCCGGAGTAGTAGCATAGTTAAAATATAACCTTGCCAGGGCATCTTTATTTATTGTCTCAAGGTGAATATTATCAGCATTGACTGTTGCTGCCATACCTTCATCAAAAAGAAGTTTATTATAAAGAGAATACATGAACATCCTCTCTGCCTTATCAATATCTATCTCAGTTTCATTATTTTCATTATAGTATGATTCTGTCTCTATATCCCTGACAGTACCATCTTCCTGTTGTTGTTTTATAGTTGATTTGAAAGTCTTGTAAGGAGCTGCAATATGTTGTGAATACCACTTATCATGCTTATTCATCTCTCCCTTAAGGAAAGTATAAATATCTTCTTCCTCTTGTATCTGTTTTCTTTCCCCTACTGCTGAAGCCCTGCCTCCAACACCACCAAAGAGACTACCAACCAAAGATCCAAGAACCATATTTTTTTGACCCTCTACAGTACTAAAATTATCAATCCATTCATTTGCTATCCCAAGAGTATAGTCATCAATATTCTGTCCGAATGATTCTTTCCTCGTACTATATGTCTGAAGGGCATGTTGCATACCTTCTTCCCATAGACCTTCTGATACAAGTCCTGTTCCTATGCCTTTCAATGATTCTCCCCATAGCGATATATCTTTTGAAGCAATAGTTCCTGCGCGTACTCCTGTCCTCATCTCTGACGCTACCTGTCCGATCTTGCCGAACATAAACTTACTCTGAATGTAGTTAGGAACTATCAGTACTCCAAGGTTCCCTTTAAATACATTAGCTGCTCCGGTAGACACAACTCCATTTATCTTTGTCTGTTGTTCAGTAGTAAGCATCTCGAATGGCTTATCATAATCGCGCATTGACATCTTCTGCTTCTCACTGTCCTTAAAGTCTTTTGATTCAAACCCGGCTTCTCCTATTGAGTTCAGAAGTGTTGATCCATATACCTGAACTTTTTGGCCCATTATCTTTGCAGCCTCTTTTGTTGCGCCTGCTCCTGCAAGAGCCTTTCCAAGACCAAGAGCTTTTGATGCAGCACCAATACCGGCTCCGGTAAGATATGCAGATCCAAGGAAAGCAAATGAATCAAAAAGATCATCAAACCAGAATGCAGGATCCTTCATCTGTTGTAACAGGTTTCCGTTTCTTGCACTATAGGATTTATTAATCGGAAGGGATTCCCTGAGACCAGAATCCATCTTACTCATTGTATTTACAAAAGCATTATCCCATATAACATTAGGATCTGCTGTTTCCGGATCATCAAGATAATCCATACCATAAGAAACAGCTCCGGCTATATGACCTACATTCTGAGCAAACTTAGGAATAAGACTTGTACCACGCGATACAAGGCCACTACCGAATTTATTAAAGAATGGTTGAACTTCAGCTTTCATTGACTCTTCATCCCATACAGGAACACCCTGTCCGATAAGATACTTTGCTTTACCGACAGATGTATCCATATTAAAATAAGAACCAGGTCTTTGTTCTCTTTGTTTGAATAGCTTTATTGGTAATGGTTTTTCAACAGGAAGTCCTGTCCCTTGTTCTATTATTGGACTTTCAATATCCTGGGCATCAGGGTCTACCCAGTTTCTATTAGATATCATATCTTATCTGTTATTAATATAAAATAGAACTGCATTTCTATGATTCTCTCTGTGAGCAGCTGCAGTTGGCTTTTTTATTGTCCCTCTCTTTTCATTAACATCAATCCAGATATTATAAGCTTGCAGTTCTGCCATTACAGGATCGATAGCTCTTGATGTAGGATCAACTTGTGCAGGATAAACAATATAACCGTTAGGATTCTTTTTTTCATCATAGAGATTCGCGTAAGAAGCATCTTTGATATTATTCGGATCTGCCTGGTATACTCTGAAGATTACTTCTGAGTCATCTGTCGTTCCAAGAAAATCTTCTGCAACATTCATCCATACATCGGTAGGTCTGCTTCCTTTTTTATTATCAATATTATTGAACCTGTCAATGGTTTCAAAGATAATTCCATCCTGAGTATTTAATGGACCCCTGACTGCGAAGAAATTACTTTCTCCTTTTGCTTGTGGAAGATTGAACGTATTTATATTATATGAAAGTCTGTTTTTCTCAACCTCCCTCTTATCTCCTTCTATAAGATAAAGACCATCGCTTGTACTTATCTGGTACATGCCGGGACCATATTGACTTGTCTCGTCTTTTAACTTTCCAGTAACTTTAAATGTTTTGCCCTTTTTAAACAATGAATTCTTTTCATCAGCATCCATCTCTGGTTTATCCGGATTATTTAAATCAACAACCCTTTGTCCGGAAAATTGTGCAGAAGCTTCAGTATTAAGTTTTATCTCTCCATTTGCATCTGGAACAATACCTGTAAATGCAGTTGTCCATTCCTCCATCATGTTTTTAGTATAATTAGGATCACCTGGCATAGACCATACTTCAATATCTGGACGAACGCCTACTTCATTAATCTGGGAATCATATGCTTTATTGATTCTTTGAAGTGTATATTTTTGTTGTGGGGTTAAATTGTTTATATCATCAATCTTAACACTCTGATATAACTCACCTGGCAGGTTTCTTGTAGCATTATAAGCATATAATAATTTATTTTTCTCAACATCTGTTTGTTGAATCTTTTCATTTACTTTCTGATCTTTAAGTTCTTCGTCTATCCAGGTCATTACCTCATCTTTCTTACTCTTAAGATCTTTCGCTTCTTTGCTATTCTTATCTGGCAGTGATGCAATCTTAGAATCAAAATAACTCTCTATGTAAGGTCTTGTTCCCCAGGGATCATCAAAGATCATTTTTTGCATAGTAGGCTTCCATCTATTTTCAGGACTCTTAAAGCCAAGAGAATAATCAGTTAATACCTTTCCTTCTTCGTCTCTTAAATTTTCTCCTGAAAACATAAGATCTGGATTTTCTGTAACCTTTTTATAATATTTTTGCCCTAACTCACTTTCATAAAACTTATCAACCTTACCGATACGATTACTCTTCCAGAATCCTATGTTTGATAATGACTTTAATTCTCCACCACCAGGAGTATTTTGTAATGGAACTATTTTTTGCATAGGTGTTGAGAATATCTTATTAGATTCTTTTTCGGGTTCCTTTTTCGTTCCTGATGCTCTTCCGGAACTTTGACCTATAGGTGTAGTCTTTACATCTCTTTCATAGATCACATTCTCTTTTTGATATGGTTTGGTATATGGCATTATATCTTCAGGGGTGAGCTCAGAGACATGTTTTCCAGCAAGCTTTGCAAAATATCTTGCCTCAGGACCCTGTGATGATATGATATCTGCAACGGCTTTTTCTGTTGCCGGTCTCATCATCTCCTCGTTCCTTGATTGTATTGTCTCCTGCTGAGTATAGTTTACATTAACAGGATTACCTTCAGAATCAACTACCGGTTTTCCGGTATTCTTATCTATGAATGGCATCTGATAACCTTCAAGATCCTTAGTGTCTACTTGTGCAGGAATATTTTTATATATATCTGTAAAATACCCTCGAAGATCAAGAAGAGGATCATATGGGCTATACTGATCTCCTGACTTATATTGTCTATATTGTCCTGTATTAGGATCTACATTAGGATTAATCATGCCGGGTTTAGACTGAAGGATCATTTTCTTGTGAAGCTCACTATCCTGGTAGTCTTTCATTACAAGTTGAACATCAGGATCTCCATGAAAGTCTGCATTAATCCTTGTCAGTTCTCTCATTGCCGGTACAGAATATGTCGAATCACCATGTTTCTGCTGCCATGATTGTATTCTTTGCTTGTATCTATCTTTTACCTCTTGAGCAAGACCCTCGGAACTCAATCCACCAACTACAGATCTGGATAATGCATCAATTTCACCAGCTGCTGCATCTGTCTTTTCAGCACGTTGTATCTTATCCTGTTCGAATCCTATTATTGATTCCCATGGAGTCTTATCCTCTACAAACTGAGAAGTATATTCAGGAAGACTTGGATTATAAAACCGATTTATACCCATTAGAGTAAATATTAATATTTCCTGTATCTGCGTTTCCCTAATAATGCTGTAGTTTTTCTTCTGAGATTACCTCCAAACCTGCCAGTAAAACTATTTCTCGGATTAAGATCTTCTTCATTCTCATCAAGATTGAATAGATCAAATTTTGAGTCTTCAGGAGTAACAAATGAACTTTTGTCTTTATTTCCCCAATATGCATCAATCATTTGTTTTTTTAGACCTATCATCTGATTCTGATAATCTTCCTGTGCAGTCATCATCTTGTCATCCCTTGATTTCTGCCCTATCTGAGTAAATAGTTGATTCGTATTAGCATCTATTGCAGTCTTTCTTGCTCCCCTGTTAGCCGCGTTAGCTTCTGCCTCCTGCATTCCTACCTGGGTGTTAAACATACTTAACCTGGATCTGTTTTGTGAATCCATCATTGAGGCCCTGTTCTGTGTTTCTGCATTCTGTGCCTGTATCTGACCTGTATAACTACCTATTGCTTCGGCTTCTGATGCTGCAATGTTAGACAGGTTATTCATGTATCCTCTTGGGTTTAATCTGCGTAATCGTTCCCGGGAAGATCCGAATGATCTCTTTATGTTCTGTATTCCTGCTTCAGAACTTATAGGAGCCACTTGTGTCGGTGTAAATGATGCCTGTTGATAGTCTACCTTCTCAGGTCTGCGTAACAGGTTTGTTGCCATTCCTATTCCACTACCAATGATAGGTGCGTTACCAGGATCATCAAGAAATGATTTAAGGTTTAATCCATCTTTACCATATCCTATTGCTCCAAAATATCTTCGTGTAATATCATAGATCTGGCTTAATTCATCACTCATTTCTTCAAATGGAAGTTGTGATACTTTTCTTGTTTCATCATTCCACTGATCACCGGTACGTTTTTCGAAACGCTTATCGCGCTTCTTTACAACATCAGCAACACTTTTGCCAATATCTACCCTTTTAAATGGTACATTACCTCCGTATCTTTTCATAATAGCGGGTGTTACTTTAATCTTATCTGAGTGAACGATATCTCCTGTCCGGGATTCTCCATCCTCTACCTGTACTCCAATAGGAAGGTTAATACCTCCCTGGTTATGCTGTTCTCCAATATAATCTGTTCTTTTTGATAGTTTTTTAAGGTTCATTCCACCAGCAGCAACTACATTATCATACTGCTGAACTCCTCTTGATACTGCAGGTTTATATACTTCTGATATCTCATTCTCATCACTGGCTGGTTGACCAATAGATCCAAGAGCCCCTGCAGCACCTGAAGTCATAAGACTTGCTCCTATGGGCGCTCCGATACCTGTTGCTGTCATGGCTGCTCCTACACCTATCTTGGCAAGGTTCCCTGCATTATCCTTGAGCCATCCACCTACTGAATACTGAGGTACATCTGTATCTGCCATAAAAGGATTATAGTTGTCAGGATCAAAACCTTGTTTCTTAAGAAGTTTTGCTGTCTTCTTTTTTTCTCCAAGATAGTAACCGGAAAAATTCTTATTAATGTTTGCAGCTTGTGGTATACTTTCCATGTTCCAGAGGCGATATCCTTCAGGTCCTCCCATTGTCCAGTCGGTACCTTTATCCTTACTCATCATGCTTGCTCTTTGAGATGCCGGCATCCTGAGCCATACCGATTCAGGAATACTATCTCTGCCAGATCCCATCAATCCTTTTTTTGCAAGAACAGGATATATTTCTTTAGCTGTATGTGATCTCCATAGGTTATTATTAACTACATCTTTTGGCAGATCTCCAAGTGGACCGCCCAATTCTAATTTTTTAAAATGTCTTTTAGCCATCCTGGCAAAATTAGCCATCTGTCTTACATGAGGATCTTTAGATCTCAATGCTTCTGCAGTTGTTTTACCGGTTCTCTTTTTATACGCTGTAAAACGACCTTTATGTGATGCCTTGATTTTTATTGCCATGGCTTTTATTTTTGAGTGACTTTATTAGCAATCGATTCAGCCGGTACCATATACAAAGATACAAGATCGTGAAGAACTATCGTATGATGATTAGTATCATTTACAAAAGTAAACTTTACTTTGATATAGGTATCTCTTAATCTTGCATTATCACCAGCATTTCTTCCTGCATCAATCCTCCATGTTCTCAGTAGTCTCCTACAGTTGGAAGAATTAATAGGAATAACACCAGTATCCTGATAATCATTTCGTACCTGTATCTTATCTATCGTTCTTGTATGTATAGGAATTCCCATGATTATAATGTTTTACATAGTCGAATATTAAAGCAGTCAACAATATCCCTTGCTTCATATGTTATTGCAGCATATGAATGATAGAATGTTATTGTCATATCAGAATCAGAGCACCAGTATGATCCTTTTAATCCGAGCTCAGAGAATGTATTATATCCGACAAAAACACTTCCTCCGGGTAATGCTGTATATCCACTTGAATTTGTTGCTCCGGTATTAGGACTTGTCCAATGAGCAGTACCAACTTCTTTCATTGCTCCTCCGGCTAATGACGATCCACCAAGAGCAGCAACAAGAGCCATCCAGTCTGCTATAGTAGGAACTCTCCATCCTGTCTCCAGGGCACCACTACGTGTAAGATAAGCTATGTTATTCGCGCTTTGAGCTGCATAACCATTATAGTAACGTCCATATGTAGATAACTGATCTGTAATAGGAGTAAAGTCAGCTATATAAGGAATGATAGCATTCTGAAGTGTATTATAACTAAGAGCTGATGCTATTATTGATCCTCCATTGACAAACTTGGTTCCTTTAAAGTTTTGTATTATCCATCTTCTGCCGGCAACATCAATAGTATCATACTCATATCCTGCATTATCTGTAAGCGGTCCTGTTATTGGTGGTGTTGCTGTAGTAAATGTGAGATTTTCTCCATAGCCAACAAGTGCTACACTATTAACGGCATATGCTCTTATATAGTGTGTTGTCCCATTGGGAAGATTATCAATAAGTTTATAGAATGATCCTATACCACTACCTGAAGAATAGTTTTGTACCGTTGGATCTGGAGATGTACCTACGCAGAATCCACGTCCTGTAATTGTAAGTCCACTGCCTCCTGCATATATTACATTACCATTAGCTCCTGCTTCAGTATATCCTATACCTGTTATTGAATCAGTTGTAACTGTAGGTGCTACATTCTCATTCATTACTATAGTTATAGGAGCGCCATATCCATCACCCTTGCTATTTGTGGCATAGGCTGCTGCATAATATGTTTCTCCAGGGGTAAGACTACTTCGGGTTACACTATATGATCCTGTTCCTGAATCACCATCATCATATTTAGGATTATTATATGCGACAGGATCCGTACCAAAGAAGAATCCTTTTTCTGTAATTGCCACTCCTCCATCAGATGTTGCATTACCATTAAGGACAACACTTACTGTAGTAAGACCGGAATATGCATTCGTTACAACAGTGGGCACATAATAAGCTATTGTTGTAAAGCTTATCTCATTACTATAAGTTATATCTACAGAGTTTTGCGCGTATGCCCTAACATAGTACGTGATACCATCACTACCACTATTCATTATATGTGAAAATTCTGTAATACAATCATTATAACTATCAGCTACAGTAGGAGAGCCAGATGTGTTCCAACAGAAACCGAATCTTGTTATGGCAGCACCACCTGTACTTAATAATATAGCACTTAACGTAGCACCAATTGCGGTTATTGATGTTGCATTATATTGACTTAATACAGGAGCCGTCTGGGTTTTTGAACTGAATATCTTCTCATCTCCATATGATGTTCCTGCACCATTAGTTGCATAAGCACGAACATAATATAATGTTCCAGGACTAAGAGAAGTAATAGAACTTACAAAAGTGCCTATTCCAGAACCATCGATAGTCTTTGAATCACTTGTTGTAGGTCCTGAACTTGTCTTCCAACAAACACCCCTGGCAGTAACAGGATCGCCACCATCACTTGTGATCGTTCCACCACATGTAGCCGTAGTATAATCTATAGATGTTACATCAGCAGTTGACACGTTAGGGGGAGATACATTTATTGTCGTGAATGACTTTCTCACTCCATATGCTGTACCTACACTATTCATTGCATAGGCCATAACATGATATCCCCTTCCTGATAATAATCCTGTAAGAGCTATATCAAAAGATCCAAGACCCGTTCCAGTGTCTGCTACTTTTACTCCATCCGCAACAGGATCAGAATAGTCATCTATACAGTAATATATTCCTCGTTCATATACTGTAGATCCATTCCCGGAAAGAACATTTCCTCCTGCAGTAGCTGTTGATGATCCAAAGACTGTTATCTCATTTGTCTCAACAGAAGCTGTAGTATATACTGTAGTTGTCCTGGCCCAGTTGGTTCCATATGATACACCTTCACTATTGACTGCATAGGCTCTCATGTAATATGTAGTACCCTGAGAAAGCCCGGTAATATCAACACTGAATGTTCCTTCTCCTGTACCTGAATCAATATGATCTCCTGCTATCGTAGGATTAGTAGATGTTCCATAAGCAATACCTCTTTGTGTTACTCCCCCAAGAGCATTGCCATCATGAGTAACATTCCCTCCTGCTCTTATAGACACATGACTCAATACAGTAGGTTCCGTTGTCAATACCGTAGCATAATCAAGATCGAGAGTAGAAAATCCTCTTGATGTTGCACTATAACCTGTACCTTTCTTATTTATCGCATAAGCCCTCACATAATACTGAGTGTTGTCAGTAAGACCTTCCATATCTGCTGAAAACGAATCGGATCCAGTTCCAGCTGTAACAATATCATCAGCTGTTGTAGGTGGATCAACTAAACTGTAACACAATCCTTTCTCAGTGATTTCCGCACCACCATCATTTGTTATTACACCACCACTTCTTGCAGATGATATTCCTATCTGATCAACAGCATTTGTAGTAAGAGTAGGAACGAATAGATTTGTTGTATTAAAACTTTTCTCATCACTATAAACGGGTGTTGCACTAAGACTATTTATCGCGAATGCTCTCACGTAATATTGAGTTGTATCTGTTAACCCGGTAATTGTATATTCAACAACACCTTCAACTCCTGTAAGTATTGTATAGTTATCATCGAGTATAGTAGGATTAGGAGATGTAGACCAACACAATCCGCATGTCAATGGACTGTCTCCTCCGTCTTCAACCAGGGTCCATCCTGTAGTGGCTTCCTCTTCTCCTATATTACTTATAGCGGTAAGAAGTATTACCGGGGGGATTGTAGTTTTATGTATCTTATTGGATCCGTAACCGGTGCCTACGCTATTTGTAGCATATGCTCTGACATAATAAGTATTTGCAGGAAGAAGTCCTGTTACCGTGCTTGCATAATCAGCAGACCCGGTACCATCAGAAGTATGACTATTAACATCAATAGTGGGATCGGCAGTAGGACCATAACAAACTCCTTTGGCTATTATAGGAATTCCTCCATTAGAGATTATATCCCCACCACTTACACATCCCGTTGATGTAGGAGTAGTTATATCTTCAGTTTCCAATGATGGAGCATTTATATTACTAACGAGTTCAGGAAGATCTGCCAGGTATACTTCAGATGATATCTCAAAATTGGTAAATGTTGCTACAATGTTTGGCATTGGATTGACAATCACCTCGACAAAACTATCAAAGTACTTACCAAAATATTGTCCCGGATAACCATAATCTTCTTTATAAAGATGCTTACTATATGCTGAGAACAATTTATTATCGTATATCATATAAAAATATGCCAGGGTATCAGCAAAACCGGTGAATGCATCAATAACCTCATTGAAGATAAGAGCTATACCGGCATCAGCATGATTCTTAATGATGAACCAGATCTCATTATACATGGGATTAAAGACCATGAAGAACCCTGTATTATTAAGATTTAGACTCATGATATTATCTGAATTGGAATATACATCGGATATACCATTGAGATATGAGTTTATACCTCTTATGGTAGATATATTCTCAAGGTTATTAAGGAACCTGTTTATCGTTCTTCGCTTATGATCATACCAGTAAATGCCATTGATACTTTCAGCAATAGAAAATTTTGTACTTAATCCAATTTTAGTAGATATATAATCATATCTCTGCAGGATCTCGCCCTGTCCGAGTGTTGTACTCTTACCTTCTGTATCAGATATTACAGATCTATCCATGACACTTAATGAACCAACAGCATTATCCTGAAAGAATAACAGGTAGTTTTTCCATGCAGCGAGTTTATTAACTGGTCCAAAGGTTTTATTAACAATTATAGATTCATTTGAAAGCCATTGAGTCCAGGGATCTATTGTCTCTCTTCCCTCTTTCATATTGGAAGCCATGACAAGACAGTCGTTATAATATTCCGGATTATAGTCAAATGGCGCCGGAAGAAACTTCTTAGCATCAGCAGTACGTTTATATACTGTATTCTCGAGATAAAGATCTGTCCAGTTATTAAGATATGTTATTCCATCGGCATTGCTTATTGTCTCTGTGAACTCTGCATTTCCTTTCTCTCTTATCCAGTATGCTGTAGGAACATTATCAAAGATCCTGTGCCAGCAGTCATCGAGTCTGTATGCAAGGTTTACACTCGTCTCACATGGAAACATTACCACTGATGCAAATGTATCAACAGAAGCAATGCCTGATGCCTTTTGGTACCATTCATTATAGTAACTTGTAAGATGATCAGTGTAGGCAATGTAAGTATCTCCCTGGTTAAAATAAGCCGTGGCATTACCAGTACTGACAGCAACAATATCTCCAGCTGCTATATATTCATTCTTTGTCCGATCCTCATAGGAATGACCACCATATTGAGAACCATAAAGATTAGTCCTGTAATTGGCAATCATATATTTATCAGCAGCTATTATTCCCGATACATCAAGAGCAGTTCCTAACTTAATAAGAAGTGATGTTCCAAGATTACCAAGCTTACGGACTCCTGACGGCGCTGTCCATCCGGATATAGGAATAAAATTAGGGATATCCCCAAATGAAGTACTTATTGCTTCTACATCTGGCGTGACTGCTGCATTCTGCATCCTTGATTCCTGTACTGCATACCACTTACCAAGAGCAAGGGAAACAGGAGTATGATACTTTAGTGCTTCATGTTGTGTGCCATATGCATTATTTACTCCGGTACAAGTACCAATGAGTTGAAGAAAATCATTCGAACTCTGCGTAAAGTTTTTATAGAATGATATCTCCGGTGAGAACATCACGAGATGTTTCTTTGGTATGGCAGCAAGGCCACTATATGCACTTGTACTTGAATATGATGGCTTGCCTACTATCCACTCAGAACCATTATAAGGATATATCCAGCTTAAGTTTCCCTGTAGTTTAACAGTCTTATTGTCATCAGTGCGCTTTACATATACTATCTGGACATATTTTACTTCAGTAGGAAGATTTGTAAGGGTGAATACAATCTCTATGGGCCATGAATTTGTTGCTCCAAGACTTGTATAAGAAGATCCTGTCTTACCGCTTACATCAGTTCCGTGCTCGGGAGTTCGTATATCTCCTATCCACTTAACAGGACTCGGACGACCCTTGTCATCAAAACCAACACAACCGACCCTGTATATCTCTCCTCTGGTAAGTGTTCTTATAGACTGGTTGAATACCGGGCTTTCCGGACCATTATAATAATTAGGCACTGCAACAGGCACTACACCAAAGGTTTTATTATTACCAAGATTGTCGATAGGCTTTTCATTAACAGACTGGAATATATAACTTACATTAGGACCCTCTCCGCCTCTTGTTGTTCCATCCTGGTGAAATGCAAAGTTTGTTCCCTGGCTATCAAATGTAATATCATTGCTTTTACATATAGCATCTATGTCAAAAGGAAGATCATCTATTGAATCAACAGAATCTATATTTACTCCTGATGAATTGTATTTCAACCACGTGTTTCCATAAGTAAGACTATTCATCCAGTAACCACCATCTGTTTCATATAGATAACAGGAACGAGTACTTGCATATCTATATGCTCTGGCATCATAATCAAAATCAAACTCGTTCTGTTTTATTCCGGTAGCAAAAAGAATATTGAACTTGGCAGCAATAGATTTACATCTGAATGGATTGTTTATCATCACAAACTCAGAATACAGGTATTCTCCTGAATTATAAAGTCCATCATCAGTGATATATACTGTTGAATCTACCGGTTTAACTTCTACTATATAAACCTTTGGTACCTCATTAAGAGCTGAGTAATGAACTGCTATAACCTCTATCCTGTCATAATCAGTATCTATATTTTCTATCTTTATTACTATTCCTTTGCCTGAAGATTGATTAGCTCCTGAAGCATTAAGACGATCTGCACCTTTAAATGAAATAGTATTCTGCAGGGACATAGAACTTGTTGTCAGCGGTATCATCCTACATAATGGAGAGAAGTTGCTGGCCGGACCATTAAGTTTATAAAGACGATATCCATATTGAACCATACCAACAGGGATACTTCCACTTACCATTTGCATGAATTCCGGGGTAGAAAGATCCATCTTCTGTACTATATTGAACTCATCAGGATCAAGATATGAGTTGCTTCCTGATTTTATCAATCCGTCATCTGTAAGATAAGTTGCTACATTGGCATAACGAAGATCATTGTAATTATCACTCCAGTAGATCTTGACTATATCCTCATTCTCATAAAATGAAAGAGCATCTTCAATAGGATTCTGCATTGAGAAGTTAAGGATCCCGGAATAAAGAAGCCTGATATCAGCCATCACTATCTGATCATCCGCAAAATCAGTTTCCCATATCTTTCCATTAGAAGCAGTAGGAGAAGGAGTATCATCATCAGTAGTAAAGAGTATCATCTTGTCTCTTACTCTAACACTACCTATTATCCTGTGATTTGTAGCTCCTATTGAATCAAAGTCCCCATCTAACGGATAATTACCCTTTATGATTGTAAGTCCTCCATTACGAGCAGGATCATTGCCAGTGATACGAAAGTTACGACAGTCATACATGCTTTCATTATCAACCTTGTTAAAAGCTGTATCCCTGTCAAGCTTCTTATATGTATTCTTAAATACAGGCATCGTTATGGAGTACTTGGCAGATCATGATAAGTAACATTAGGTTTTGTATACCCAGAATAATCTTCTGTTATTTCATCAATATTCTCGGGATCGCTTGTCATTATTGTAGGGAGTACCTGGGTAAAGTATTTTGTCCACATACGTCTTCTTTCCGGACCTATTATTCTTAAAGAATTCTGTGCACTGCCTACATACCATAACCATTCCTTTTCGCTATGAGAGTATACCTTATCACTTATCTTATCTTTTCTCCAGAGTTTATGATCGATACGATAAGTAACGAATGCCCTTACTGCTTCGATGACTCTTTCGTTATCCGGGACCATAGGAAAACCATGATCATCAATCATGAATGCCTTATATGCAAGTTCAAGAGTAGCTGTCTCTTCGCTGATATCAATATACTGATCCTTTACTACATAAGTAGGGGATCCGTAATCCTTATTTACATTGCCACTATACGTGTATATCTGTTTTGAGGTTGAGTCTCTGACACCATTCACAAGTATTTCTACAAAGTCAATAGGAAGATTGCCTCTATAATCAACACATTCTACATGAGGAGTAAGGATGTCAAGACCGGTTATCTTTGACTGATATATGGCAGGAGCTGCAATAAGTCCAAGAGCTTTGCCTATCCAGGAGATAGCATCTGACCAGTCAAGTTCATGAGCATAACCCTCATTCTGGTAGACCTCTTCTATTACTCTGTAAACGGAAACAAATTTATCAGCCATGATATTATAATTTAGTCAACAGACAATAACCCGGAAATATTAGACAGGCTGTTGATCATGTCTGATACTTCCTCTTTATCTTTCTTATCTTTATTCTTAAGATTTTCCATAGGATTATCTTTTGAAATGTATTTTTTGCATTCATTTTTCCACTTACGGTTATCTCCTTCTCCTTCATACCATTCTTTTGATATTGTAATTACCCATCCGTTTTCTACTTCTTCTCCACTTACATTTTTGGTTACACCGTCAACTTCCTTGGAGAACCTGAAAGACTGTTTTACATTTTCCATAATTGGCGATATTGATTTTGCATCATTCATAATAATCTATTTTTCTTTCTCCCTGCAGTACTTTTGCAAGATGACGGTTATTTGAAAACGTGAACACTAATGAATACAGACTCCTATTTACGGCATTACTTCCCTTTTTACTCCAGTATAACATGAATCCATATCCATCTGTATGTTCATTAAGAAAATAAACCAGTGGTTTCTTCCTTATCTCCTTCAACTCTTCTTTTGTCTTCCCGGGATATTCTCTGTTCCATAAACTTTTTGATGATGGCCAATCGATACTTAATCCCTTTTTATCAACAGTACCATCATCATTAATATGAGGAGATTTCTTATATTTTTTTATCCTTACAAATCCAAGACGAAGAGGCATCTTAAACTCAATTGCTTCATCAATGATCAGCGAAGATAGTTTTTTATTAGAGTCTTTAAGAATTGCACTGAACTTCTTATAGTCAAGGAATGCAGAACTATTCCTTTCGTCCCTTGTGAATTTCTTCTTAAAGAACTTATATATCTCAGGCAGACCATATCTTTCTTTATTCTTCATTAGAAGTAACTTTTAATGTCTCACTTGCATCATTAACCTTATCTGTAGGCGCTCCTGTTACTAATGGAAAGTTATCCTTTGTTATCCTATCCCTGATATAGTTCCACATCCATTCATTCATAGGATAATCATCATCATCGGAATAACAAGCCGTGCCATCTACATGCATAAAGTTTGCAAGTTGCTCGGGATCATAAAATATTCCGCGGTACTTAAGATATCTCATGTACTTAAGAAAACTTCCGCTCTCCATATCTTTCGCGATAAGGAGAAATCTTAATCCATGGCGGAATACAAATATCTGTCTTGAGTTCCATCTTCCATTTCCACCAAATCTGGCCCTGGCAATATTAACATATGAAAAACGATGAGCTATCTCATCTACAGGACCTACTTCCAAAATACCATCTCCATTGTTAAGTTCTATAGTCTTAGGGATATCATTGACTGTTCTTAAAACACTATACCCGGTAAGATGTACCGGATGTAATGATCTGTCACATACTTCCAATGGATCAATGACCGTTTGTATTATCTGTTCGTCGATATCATGATTTTTATTCATGTCATTACGAAGCCATAATGCTCTTTGATTATTGATCCAGAACTTTATAAGACGATCATCAAGCTTGTCGTCATCATAGAGATTAAGCTGACGGATCCTGAGTCTTACCTCATATATATAATGTGAAAAAGAACTCATGATATAGTTTATTAAGTTATTTTTTAAAAACAAACAACCTGAGTACAACATAACCCAAACCTGCAACTATCACAAAAATCCACAACCAGAATGCAACTTTAAAAACCTTTGGAGTATACTTCTCTTTTACAACAATGGTTTGCTTTTCATTCTTGTACTTGTATTCCCAGTGCTTTGATACCTTGTCTGCGCTATCAAGTTTAAAAGTTATTACCTGATCTTTCTGTTGCAGTTCCATCTTTAACCGGGAATTATCTATCCATGCCTTAGCAATTGCATAGGTATTTTCAAGGATTATCGGAGATATATTAATCTTTTCAGGTATTCCTGGAATCGGTTTATCTTTCCGTATAGTATCTCCTGGGATCTTATAAGGAACATCCCTGTCCCTGTAAATGATTGAATCTTTAACGACAATACTATCCTTAGTCTCTGTAACGGACTGAGGAGGAAATTTGCTGGCACATTTACGTTGTGTAACACAACTGCCTAAAAACAGGATTAAAATAGCTAATAAGAGTAGTTTTGTTTTCATATTTTATTAAGTGTATTCATTTGCAATTTTGTAAGTCCTGCACAATGCGGCTTATTTTTAGGATCAACATCCGAGTGCTGTTTGACTATTATCTCTCCAAATTGTTTCCTTAGTTTTCGTGTCTCAAAATCAAGCGCCCGGATCTGAGAATCTGAGAATGTACCGGATAACCCTATCAGGCAAAGTCCGACTGCCATATTATAACCGAAAGCATGAGCCCCCTTTTCGTCAAGTTCAAAATCATTATCATCATCCAAAGGCCTTCCGGTTTCTATATGTCCGTCATATTCCATGTGCATCTTAAACGGAGACAACCTACCATTAAGGATGACATAGTGATAGGCAATAGTTTCAAAACCACGTTCTAAATGCCATTTTGTTATCGCTGCTGCATTACCCCAGGAACTATCCGAGCAATGCACTATTACAAGAACTGCCATTATACCGTTTGTTTCTTCTCAGTTTCAGTTGTCGTTTTGGATGAGGTTGTTTTCATCTGATTGAAAAATTCGGCCGTTACCGCACCTATACAAAACAGGATAACTCCGACTGTTGCATAAAGGATCTGAGGGTCAATACTTGCACCCCCGATATTAGCCTTTACCTCCATAAAGAAGATAAATACAAAGATGTACATTACAAGCCTTTTGCTACTTGCTGAGTCTCCCTGGTCCTGAAAAAACCCGGCAAACCACGAAATAAACTTTTTCATCTCAATTATATATTAGTTCAACCATATCATACATCGCTAAAAGATAAGCATCTGCACAGACTTTATTTTTCTCAGGGTCATCAGGGAAAAACCTGTCTGCCACCTGCTGAGCCTTAATACCCATTTCATAACGGACCTTATCAACACTCCTCAAAGGACTCCTGTTTTTAATATAGTTTTCAAACTCTGTCATTTCAATATCGCTAAATCAAAAGTATCAGTGTAAGAAACAAACCTTTGCCTTACACCGGCAGAATCCCACGAAGCGACAACAAGGATATTCCGAGTGAACACGCTGTCAATCATTCCTACCATCCGATCAGCAGTGTCGTAAAGTAGCTGGCTCTTTTTAAGCAACTCATCAACTGAAGCGATAGGAACGGTTATCCGGGGTGTGATAGTATCCAGCAGAGTAACTCTGAATGTTTCTGATGTTGATTTGCCGTTCGTGCCGGTGGCTTTTAAAGTGACTGTAACGACCTTATTAGTTGCTGATAGTATTGTTCCGGGTGCAGGAGTTTGAGTCAGAGAATAACCAAAACAACCCGCTGTTACTTTTGCCTGTAGTTTGTAATCCGGTAACTGTGCTTTACAATACTGATCAACATAAACATATTGATCTGATATTTGCGCTATGGTACACACGGGACTGCACCCGCAAAGAATCACGACTAAAAAGAATAGTATTTTTTTCATCTCTTATAAAGTAAAGTCAATATATACATTATAATTGGCTGTAAAAGTAACCATACTCCGAGTCCGATGTAAACCAACCGTGATAAACTTTTGATCTCCCGTTCAACCAGCTTCATTTCATCTTTATTAACAAATGTCTCATTCTGCTTTACAAGTTGCAAATGTATGTTGTTCATTCCATTAAGTCTGGTATTCATTAGCTTCCGTGCAAGTTTCCGAGCCTTGCTCATGTCCTTGAACTTCTGCTCAAAGTATTTCTTTAAGGTTTTAATTGTCCAACTCATTTCTTATTCTTCACTTTTGTAATTATGAACATATAAGCAGAATCAGTGGGCCAATAATAAATCTTAGTCGTATCATTGAACACCACCGGCTCACCCCTGTTGTTAGTGATAAATGGTGTACCAAGATTCTGAATTTCTTTTTTTGTTATCGCTACATCTGCTGGCACGGCCTTATTCCTGAGAATATTGAACACCCCTAATATAATCGAAACAGCAATACCTATGATTACTACCCACCGTCCTGCACTTGCCCTGCGGTCTTCCTTGTCATCCTTTGCTCTTCTTTCCAGTGCTTTCTTGCCTGTCAGTTCATCCCTTAACTCCTCAATGGTAGCTTTTTGAACACAATGAACAACCGAGTGCGGAAGGTTCTCACTGATCTTTATCTCATGCCTCGTCACAGATCCATTAAGCTGGTCTAAATGATCATTTATGGAAGTCAGTTTATCATTCAGAGCCTTAAACTCTGATTCAAGATAAAGGCGGTAGTCGGCGTTACCTGGCATATCATTCGAGTTTCTTCTGAGTTACTTATGGAGCCTGAATTTTCTTCTGCTTAGCCTTGAATAATTCATAAATGCCGGATGATAGAAATATACCAATAAAAAAACATATTGCAAGGTCCCCGACAAAAGCAACTCCATCAGGCAATGCAGGAAGATATTTATTCAGGTCAATCGTAATACCTCCTGCCATTAATAGAATCATTAATACAAGGTCAAACATTACTATAGCAAGCGACTCAGGCCAGTTATCTTTAATCCAGAATATTGGAGATAACTTAGTTGTCTGGTCCGTTCTGTTGATGTACTTTAATATAAAATAAAGTACAATTCCCAAAATGTTTAATAAGATTTTCATGTTAATATATTATTAATTTACCTTCCCAAATTAACTGACTCCCTCCGTTCTGTATCATTCCGAGTGCCGGAGTTGTAAAACTGACATTTGCACCGTATGAAGTGCCTGCTGAATTAGTCGAATAGGCCCTCACATGATACGTAGTACCTTTCTGCAAAGGACTGATCGAGTTGCTGAATGTCGTTTCTGTGCGTGTAGTATTCGGCACTATATTGCCATTGGCTAAAGTAGGACTTTCCGATGTTGACCATACAAACCCCGAAGCGGTAATTGTCGTTGCTCCGTCTGAAACAATAGTCCCGACAAGTGTAGCTGAACCAGCATTATATGTAGTTACTGTTGATGTTGATACAGTTGGTGCATCAGGATCAGCAATAGTAACGGTTACGTGCCATACCTGCGTAGAATCTGTACCTAAAGAAGTTACCGTATAATCAATGGGATTAGTAAAGTTTCTTGCAGTTCCGCTTGTAGGATTTATTGTAGCACCGTAATCCATCGTTATCGTAGGCTCCAAAGCAGTAACATCAGTACCATTGACAACAGTAATGGCTACCGTGTGCATTGAAGTACTTATCGTTGATTGGTTTTTCTGCGCTGAAAGCGTAAATGTAATTATGTTGGTTGCTGTTGAATCAGGAGCATCCACCCATTCATCATAGCCAACATCAGGGGAATCTCCTGTATATGTTAAGTTGGCTGCCGCAATGACATCAGTAGTTCCCTGATTTACAAGATCAGACCCAGCCGTTAATCTTAAAAATGTAATATCGGGTAGTGATCCGTCTGCTTTTCTTCCTGCTGTAAGTTGATTATATCCAGCTGCGGAGTCTATTGTAAGAAAATCAGTATTAGTAACAGTAAAAGCATCTGTAGCCTCATAATTAGGCCACCCCTCAATTCTATCCCATGAATTATGACTTTCAGTATATATTTGATAAGCACTTGAAAAAGTTATTCCATCTTGATATGAAAGGTTATTTTTGTATTGTGCCAGGACAGTCGGCCTCAGTGCATTGATTGAAAAGTTATACCCATACGCATTGTTGTAGGAAGTGTTGTTATAAATTCTTGCGTTCAACCTGTAATAGTAAGGATATTCAACGACAGCAATTCCAGTACCGTTGCACCACGCTATCAGATTTCTTGTTATGATACGAACAACCTTTGTTATACTATCTGGAAATTGTGCCGCTGGCGTTGTTGTTGAATTAGTTCCCCCTGTTTTAAATCCACATCCATCGCCTTCTAATTTGCCTAAATCAAATAGCCAGCAGTTTTTAACAACAATAAGCCCTATTCCTCCAATATCCAAAGCATCATCAGAACAATTCCATGCCCTGCACCCCTCAAAAGAAACATACCCATATTTATCAAGAGATGCACTTGAATTAACCTTCCATGCGTCTGCATAATTACCAGCATATCCTTCACCCATTGTGCTTGTGGTGTCAATACAATTATATGCATCACAATTTATAAACTTTGTTGTATCAAAAGCAATTCCCGAACCCCATGATCCATATCCCCCGCTTAGGTAAGCACTAAATGCTTCTCCAGATATATTATGTGCCGTACAATTCTCTAATGTAATATTACTTCCACCATAAATCCCAAACCCATAACACTCTACCTCCAATCCACGCTGCCAAAAATTTCGAACAGTTAATCCTTTTATTTTCCAAAAATTAGTCCATTCCATTTCTATTGCAGTTGCGTAAGCCGTCCTTACAAAAAGAGAACCATCCAAAATAGGTGTCTCTCCGGGGTAAGCCATAACGACAATTGGGTCTTCGGCAGTACCGTCATGACCGACATGGCTCGCATGAGGAAGATTATTATAAGGATCAGTGCTCGTTCTGGCATTAATAAATACTACATTATTCCCATTAAGATAACCTGTTATTGGATACCAAACACCCCCCCTTAGATATAAGGTATCTCCTGCTTCTAATGTCTGAAACCCCTTCTGCCATGAATAAAATGGACTTGCAAGTGTTCCGGTATTATTATCACTTCCTGTTGTTGAGCAATAATAGGTAGTTGCATTAATCAGAAGCGAAAATAGCAATAGTGGTATTATAATTAATTTTTTCATTAGTATATAGAATATTTTGTATTAAGATAACTTAATATATCGGCCTCATAATCAGTTGTGTTTCTTACAATGACTTCTTTGACCTCCATATTACCTCCGTCCACTCCGTCCTTGCTTATTCTAAAATAAGTGCCTCCATCCGCACCTACCGTTCCTGTTTGTGCGGTTGTATTGTATACCATTTTTGAACTTGCTCCATTCCATAATATCCTATATATAGCGTAGGAATTAATCGGAGTGCCTGACTGAGAAAAAGACGACCCTCCTGAGTTCAATTGTACTTGTCCGGATAATGTAGTTTGGCGCACAGAAACTCCAGCACCGACGTCAAATAAATAGTCTGCGTTGGTATGGGTTACTTGAATCATTACAGCATATACTATTATCGGTTGCGATAGAGCCATTGTCACATCCCGCAGCTGATCAGATGATCCGTTGAATAAAATGCCTGTAGCTGTAAGATCAGGACGATAAGAAGCTGCTCCGACAAGATGATTACCATTACCACTCTGATCATCCCACTGAGTGACCTCTGATCCTGATAATGTCACTCCAACCTCAAAATCATACCATCCTTTTGTTGTATTCACATCAGTTAAACACGCAGGAGCAGCGACACCAGTCACCTCGCCCTGACTATTTATAACTCCCAATGGAATAGCATTCTGACCACTACCAATTAAAGTAGCTATCAGAAACGAAAATATTAATAGTATCTTTTTCATAGTTAGTCAGTTAAATCACCAAGTAAATCCCATTTATTAGCAGCTCTCTTTATTGCAGTTGCCCAGCCTCCTTTAAAATTGATAGTTGTTGAATCTTTTTTAGCATCTATCACGCTATTTGATTCATAGAATGTCACTATACCCGCATTATCCATACTAAAGTTAAGAGTCGATCCAATCGGGAAATTAACTGTACTGTCAGGGGGTAAGAACACTTTGACCTGAGTTGCTTTGTTGCACCTTATATAAGTATTAAGGTGAGTCAGTTGCGGTCTGAACTCTGTTGTGGTGACAAGTAAAGAATCAGGGTATTTCTTCATTGCTACGTCAAATAGAGCCAGCTGGTTTACATACGGTATCGTAGGATTCAGTGTGTCGCCTCCCTGATAGTGAGTGATGTTCCCGCCCGATACCTTTGTACTGTCAATCTTATCGGCTGCTTCTCCTTTCAAAGTGTTTATTATCCCACCCTTGGCCTTTAACACATACTTAAATGTATTAGACCCCTGACCGGATAAAGCACCGACAATCATAACCGCTATTAAAAAAACCATTAATCTTTTCATTTCTTTATTTATTTAATCCGTTACAATATCCCCAATTACGTTACAATTTAAAACCTGTGTATTAGTGACTCCTGTATAATGTATTGTCGTGCCACCTGCATTTTCATTTTCAATAGTTAAAGAAGCCCCTCCCGACTGACTAACCCTGCCATCAATCAAAACATTCGCACAACCATTGAACAGAATCAAGTCATCTGCAAGATTACCAGTTATCGACAATCCAGATACCGTTGGGTAAATCGTTACTGATAGCCAATCAGAATTACCAAGATAGCCCGTAGGCTGAAGCGTTGCTTTCGCTATTTCTGTACAGTCATCGATAATCCTTAAAACAATATGACCAGTCTGGTTTCCTGCATTTATATCAGTGAAAGCCTCCTGTAAAGTAATATAGTCCGGTCCAGTAGTGCCGATGGTGAGTATTGTCGGTACGACACTACCAGAAGTCGCATAGATATTCTCCCAATCTGTATTTTCAACTCCGGCATAGCCCGTAGCTGTCAGAGTCTGATCAACATGGTACTCTAAATCTTTAATCCTGTGCCTGTAAACATGTGCCAAATCAATTAAAACACTTTCTTCTGTCAGGTCAAGATTAAGAAGCTCCTCCCAATTAGCGCCTGCATCAGATGAATACCATAGTTTGAAATAGCCACCTGCATTGTTTATCTCACGTCGATACCAGGTAGATCCGGATTTGAGGGTGTAATACATAGCACTCCACGAAGCACCGGAGGGGCGACCAACTCTTTTAATTCCAATATTTGTATTAACACCTGGCATGATTATAAGGGTTAAATATTCTGATAAAATACCCAAAAGGATCCTGCACGTAATTTAATATGAGTAACAGGATTATCAAAGAGAACCCATTTATTATCATTGATATCTACTCCTCCTGATGCAGCTGTAGTATCAGTCTTTGAAATATAGCTTAATCCACTTGCTCCAGTTACATCAACTATATCAGCAGTAGTGCCAAGATTACTTTTTATCTCAGTTATTTGTTCTATCTGAGATCCATCAGCATTAGATGTAACTCCTCTAATCTTTCCGAGTCTTGCCTTAAAGGTCCCGGTCCCAGTAACAAGATCACATCCTATTCCTCCCTGGAGGATCTGTAATGCATTAAATTCATTCTGATTCATGGCAATATTTTTTAAGTATTATATTTTTCCAGTTGTCTGTAAGAATCATCAATGATATCCTGAATGTCCTGTACTGTAAGAACATTATAATATTCTGTTATTGATACATCAGATATTACTTCATACCTATAAAGAATCTCGATATACTTTGAGATCATTATATTACGTTCATTAAGTTCTTTCAGGAATATAAAGTTACCTGTATGATATGCAAAGCTTTTAGAAAGATCCAATCCAAGCCTTGAATGTAATAGTTGTATCGTTGCGATATCACTATTTAATTGTGTTTGACTGAATGCTTGCATTTATCAGTAAATTATCTTCAACTAATTTATCAAGAATATACTTAATATCAATATCTTCTGTTATCCAGCGGATCAATAAATCTCTTTCTGCTATAGGGTTATGATGACTTGACGGACGAACATTTTTCTTCTGAAAATAATGACTCTGTTCAGATTGAAAAAATGTAAAGCCGGAGATGATTATCTCCTTGAATCCCATCCATCTTGCCAGGGCAATAGCCATTATCCCTACAGTAGGAAATGCTTTTATCTCTTCTGATACATATCTAAACACTTCCGAAAACTCTTCATTATCTCCATACATCCAGACAACATTACCCATCTTAATAAGTTTCTCTCCATTATCCAGCCAGAACTCATGCATCTTCTTAGCATCAGTATACTTCTGATACATTGTTTCTGATATAGGAAGAATTCCAAGAATAGGATAATCAACTTTATGGTCCGGAATAATTTCATGATAGAGACTGGATATATTAAGATCGATCCTGGATCCTATTTCCGGAAACCCAAGTTTAAAGTTATTACATCTCATTACAAAAGAATCATCAATCTCTTTTGATAGGTCTGTTTTGAATGGTCCATTACCAATAACTGAACAAGATGTTTTACCACTGATGATCTTCTGTACTTCCCTTCTGATTATTCTATCATATTCCAATGGTTTACTTATAATATTCATCTTGTCTTTAAATCTTCTGGATGCCTGGTTATGTATTATAACAGGCTTATCACATTGCAAGTATTTATTGTCTGCAATATGAATATACTCTTTTGGAAGATCAACGATCTTAACCCCCTGTAATCCTTCCATTACTGCCTGAAAGTTTATAGCATCGGGATTATTGTTTTCAGAATTAAGAACTGTCCATCTGTTAATCACTTCCCGGGAAACAGTATTGTTTTTAAAGAACATGGTACCTGTCATCTTCTCATTCCACTGCTTAAGATAATGAAATGATATATCGCAATCGACAGTATAGAAGAATTCCGGCATTGCAAGTATCTCAGCATCGGCATCGATCCAGATAACATCCTTCTTATACTTGTCCATTACAGATTTAAGGACCTGTGGTTTCATCTGAGTATTCTTCTCCCAGGATCCCTGATGACGAAGACCAACTATCTCATATGGAAGACCAAACTTATCAAGACTTGCTTTAAGGACTTTTACCTCTTCTTCATATGGAGTATCTGCAGTAAACATACTTACATAGACAATATCATTACGTCCCGTGATCTTGCCTTCAAGCTTTTGGTTTATGAACTTAAGATTTTCTTCATTCTGTTTTCGAATATGATCAGCCACACCAGATTTCTCTTTTACTATTAGTGCATGCTTCTGTGCTGTTTCATATTCACCCATCCAGTAATAACAGATCCCAAGTTCAAAGTCTGCCAAGTATGATTTATTTGTAGCATGAATAAATAATTTATCATTTACAGGATAATCCATCCTTAACACTTCTTCCTGAAGTAACCGGGCCATATGATATTTCTTCCGTTCTCTATAGACAAGGCCAAGCAGATATAATGCCTCAAATCTTGAAGGACGGAATGAATAAGCTTCAATAAGCTGAAGAATGGCACTATCCATACTTTTAAGATGATATTGCATTACAGCTATCTGAAATAAGGAATAATATACTTCTTCCGGCCAGCCACCTCGTTTTGCTCTTTCCTCGTAATACTTTATGGCTTTATCATATTCCTTCATGTTGGCATATGTCTGTGCCAGGTAAAAGTAATTACGTGTATCGGATGGATTATCAATGATTGCCTTTTCAAGAAGATCGCGATCCCTGGTTAACTTCTCACTTCGTGTACCACCATCAGCATGATGTATTACTGCAAGAGATCTTAACTCAGGACTCTCCCCGCAATTCTCTCCATTAATATATTCATGTGTTACTCCAATATATCTGAATTTCTTTCTACCTGATATAAGTAAGATCTGTGCAAAATCAAGATCTCCCATGTATCTTAAATGATACCAGTCATATTTCAATTGTGATTTGTCAAATAGATCTGATACTTTATATTCAAAGTCAGCATCGGCAAGAAGAAGATAATCTGCTTTATCATAGGCAAGAGCCATGAGCTCTGATCTGTTATGTCCGAAGTTAACCCAGGGTCTTGCATGAAGTTCTCCTTTTATCCCGGCATCTTCCATTACATCAACGATTATCTTCTGTGTTTCATCAACAGATCCTGTATCAATAATAACATAGTAATCAATAAATGATTTACAGCTATCTATCATTCTTGCAATTACTTTCGCTTCATTACGAACTATTGCACAAAGGCATATTGTTTTTTTATCATTCATTTCATTTGTCATCTTCCTGTCTCTTTAATTAATACTTTAGTATCTCCATAAAACCAAAGGTAGATTATTTATTTTAATTTGTAGTTACAGATATTCCTTTTGCAATCAAACTATTTTTAGCAGTTATTCCTGCACCTGTTGGCGCAGCATTAGTTCCACCTTCAAGATAAATAAATCCCATTGTTTTAGTGGAAGCATCTATTTCTATAAGTATGTTATTTATATCGGCTGCAAGTATAATATCATTTTCTCGTGCATCAATTTGTATTGACAGCGATAAATCCCATTCGCTATGTGCTTCAAGCGTGGCTAATCCTGCATCATAAACATTTATTCGATAAAAATCAACCCATGCAGCAAATGTAGTTATTGCACTTATCGGACAACTCGTAAGTTCTATACTCTGAATATCTACCCATGCTGCATAAGTACCTCCAATATTGACTAAACCATAATTATCATGTAAGTTTATGTTGATTATTTTTATCCATTCAGGTCTAAGAACAATTGCTGTAAGTAAATTTTCACTTGCTCCAAGAACTTCCAATAACACCCATTCTGCATGAGTAGCAAGTGTTATTAACTGGTTGATATCAAGGGTCAGGCTTACTAAATTAACCCATGTGGCATAAGTATTGAATGATGTCAAAGCATTATCCCCTGCTGCAAAGATCATCAGATTTACCCATTCAGGATAGGTTTCAAATGATGTAAGTAAGTTCCCCTGAACATTTATCTGTTCAATATTAATAATTGTACTTGGAATGAGGATATCGGTTATATCCTGATTAGGTGCAGAAATATGCGTGATCACAGTAGCACCGGATATAATTACAGTCCCTCCTCCTATATAAAAATGATCTACAGTAACATTACCCATTCCTAATAATGTTACTGTCTCTAAAATAGAACCATCCGTCCAATCAATAATAACATTTCCTAATCCTTGTAAGTCCATACTAAATGTACCAACAATAGATGTTTCAATAATAATTTTTATACCTCGAAATCTTGTCAATGATCTGAATGTACAACCTTTTCTCATAACTATTGTGTATATGGTCCACCTTTATTAAACCAGAAAGCACCACTCTCATCATAAAGGAATGCTAACAGATCCCTGTCATTAGGACCTGTATCAAAAGCAAATCCTGCCTCAGTATAATATGTTCCTGTAAGAGACAAGACATGATCTCCTGTATTATCCTGGATTATCTTTAAATTACCCTGATCTCCACTTACTACATTTGATATTATAAGAGTACAATCCTGAACAAGAGTAAGCTTTGCATTATATCCCTGCGTTACATCCCAATGAATTCCTGCTGTAGCATTATCAAGAATGATAAATGTCTTTGGCGCTTCTGCAGGTCCTGTAGGACCAGTACTACCAACTCCTGTTGCACCTGTAGGACCTATTGATCCTGTAACACCAGTTGGTCCTATTGCTCCCTGTGTGGCAAAAACTACAAGATCAACCCTCGATACTCCCACAACACCTGTACCGGAATATCTCCTCATCCTTCCCTTAACATTATATGTTCCGGCAACAAGTGATGATGATCTTTTAACAACAGGGATAACGATATAAGTAGGAGTGGTAGTAAGATAGGCAAATACCTCATCGGTATCAACACCATTGATCTGAAGAGTTAATCCTATTACTGAAGCACCACCGGAAACAAGTTCACATTGACAATTCATAATAGCCATTATCTCAACAGTAGATTCAAGAGTTATTGATGTTGTCACTCCTGTAATATCTATGAGTGTTGCTGAAGTGGTAGTTCTTAATGTCTCCATCTCGACAAATGAACTTGGGATCTTTCCCGCTACAGCATCAGCCCCTGCAGCACCAGTAGGTCCGGTTGCTCCTACAGCACCTGTCGCTCCATCTGCACCTGTGACACCCGCACCTGTGGGCCCTACTGGACCAGTGATTGAAGGTCCTGTTGGTCCAATGGATCCGGTTACACCATCAGCACCTGTAGGACCTGTTATACTTGACCCTGTCGGTCCTGTAGCTCCGGTAGGTCCAGCAACAGTAGAATCTGCACCGGTTGGTCCGGTTGATCCTGTAGGTCCTGCAGGACCAGTAGCACCAGGTGAATATGCTCCACCATAAAGATTTATAATCCAGTCTGAATACGTACCTGATCCTGTATGGTTAACAGAAACCATAGATAACTCTCCTGAAGCTGCTGTATAATTTACTACAGTAGCACGGAATAGATTATTAATATCATAAGCAACAACAATATCCTGTCCTAATGTAAATGCTCTTCCTGTAGAACATATCATATCTATTCCTGTAGGATGAGTTGTTGGAAGTGTTTCTGTTCCAGTAGATGTAGATGCAAATCTATCGGCATATCCTGTTGGACCTATTGATCCTATTGGTCCTGAAGGTCCTGTTGGTCCTGCCACTGTTGAGTCAGTGCCCGTTGGCCCTGCATTACCTGTTAATCCTATTGGACCAGTTGCTCCTGTAGAACCAGTTGGACCTGTATTCCCATCTGCACCTGTCGGACCAGTATCTCCTGGTATTATTGATGCGGCTCCTGTCGGACCTGTAGCACCAGTAGGTCCATCATCTCCTGTATTACCATCAGATCCTGTTACTCCTATAGGTCCTGTTGGTCCTGTAGAACCGGTTGCACCGTCTGCACCTATATCACCTGTTGGTCCTGATGGACCTGTAGGTCCAGTACCAGAAGATCCTGTTGGTCCAGTCGGACCTGTGGCTCCTATTCCTATAGGTCCGGTAGCACCGGCCACGCTAATAGTTTCTCCTGTAAGAAGAATAATATTTTTCTTATCATCCCTGGCCGGTTCAATAAATATATTACCACCATCGAGTTGTGGAGAAGGACCTAAGAATTGTGCACCGGTTGACATATCTTTATTTTATTAATATAATCCAGGTATCATATTTGTTTTTTTCTTAATGGCAGCAAGTTCCGTGCTATTGTCATCCATTTCTGTTCTTATCTCCACAGCCGTAGGCAAATCACCTAATTGTGTATCAAGGTTTCACCACCATATCTACGAGCATTACCAGCCTTGAACCAATCTATATAAGTAAGCCCGATGACTGTCGTTCCATATTGACGTAATGTAGTAGTTCCTGTCGTACTGCCACTACTTGTACTACAATCAACCGCAGAAGCCTGTAAAACTCCATTTAAGTAAACATCAACGACCCCAGCAGCTTGCATAGTCCATACAAAAGTCCACTCTTGCCAAGTATCCTGTTGAACTAAATCAGCACCTACCTCGTTCCATGCTGCACCATCATAAACATATAGTCCATCAGAAGCCCAACGAATACCAAGATAGTAACTTGTAGCATAACAAAGAAGTTCAAAATAATCTGAATTAGCGAGTGTTCCTAAAGTGTCATGGTATAGTTTAATTGAAATAATATTCGGGTTTGTTTGATATGAACCTATGTCAAGAGTACGGGAAGCTAAGTTACCAGCACCAGCAGCAACAACATCCATTTTAAAACAACTCTTGGAATCAAAGAAAATCTGTGAGCTCACACCTGTTCCTGTATCGCCATCTGTTGTCCAATCGACAATATCAGCGCAATCCTCATCCTTGATTGTACCACTTGAGAATGTTAATTCGTCTAAATACTTATTTTCGGTTATTATTGACATTTTCTATGAATATGTTACGCTCGTTAAATCATCTCCTGTAAAACCAAATGTTTTTGTAAGACTTATTCCTGAAGGGGTGTCACCTGATAAAACAAGGCTTGTTAGAACGCCAAGAGTATAATTAAATGTCTTTACTATTTCAAGACTACCACCAAGATCATAAGTTATATAGTCAATATCATCACCATTATAAGTTATCACATAAGGATAACTTTTAAGATTTTTTGACACTGTTTCAAATGCTTCTGATAATCCACTTACAGATCCCCATTCAACATCATAATCTACTGTTCCTTTTTTCTTAATAATCTGACCAATAGAACCACCTTGTGGAAGAGTATTCTTATAATTCTTAGAATATCTTATTTCTCCAATAGGTTCTCCTGACATGATAATTATAAGTTAGGGTCAACATCATAAAAATCAAGTATCTGATCTATCTCTCCCTGTATTGTTGTTAATGCAGTAAGATTGGATGAACTGATAGCACTCTTTAATGAACTGAGAAGTCCCCAGGCTGTAAGAGCATCATCAAGATATTTCTTTCTTGTATTTCCGGGCACCATCCTTGCAAGATTAGAAAACATCTTATCAACTCCTGCTTCAGATCTACAATATACATAAGGATAGAATGTACTTTTATATTCTCTTGTACCTGTACATGCACCATCATTTGCTACCCAGGTATCAGCAATATAAAAGTTATTTGCATCAATCTTGGTAACAAGATGTTCTCCATTATAACTTGTTGATCCGGTAATATCAACATACATACCACCAGTTAATCCATGTGTAGCAGCTGTTACTTTTACTGTTCCATTTACGGTAGATCCATAATTTGAGAATGCAGATATGGTAAAGTCACCAGTCTTAAGCTTATAAACAATATTATGAAGTCCATCCTCGCTTGTACCCGTAAGATCATCAAACCACCAGGTACCTGTTACCGGATCAGGTATCTGACTAAGGATATCATATTCATCTGATGCTACCCCGGAAGGATTTATTATTTGAATTATGGCAGAAGTCAATGTCCCTGGATCCAACCCTGAAACACCACTCCATTTTGTCCCATCTCCTGTATCAACACCAGTCTTGTCCTGTATGCTGAACTTAGTACAACGGGTTACTACTTTAAGATCAAGATCTGGCGTAAACATGACTTATCTGTTTTAAATTGATTAATAAATTCAAAAAAGGGGAAGAGAAAATATCTTCCGCTTCCCCCGATTTGAAATATGGCAGATAAGCGGTTATTATACGCCTATTGAACTTGTCTGTGTAGTATAAGCCTGAAGTATATCAGAGATAGTATCAGGTGGTTCTCCATTGGAGAATCCTGTTTCAAGGGCAACAAGAAGTTGTTTCAGTCTCCTTGGCGCTCCACCAATACCTCCGGTAGTAACATCAGTATAATAACTGACCGACATTTGATCATACATCTTTCCTGATGTAGCAAGGGCCCTGGCAGCTGTCCACATGAAGTCTCCGGCATAGGCATTACCATCATTACCAAGGAGTCCCCATTCCAGTTCAGCTATCTGTTCATAATTACCCTGCCCAAGAGTCATAGCAGTCGTATAGGTAATAGGTGTTGTTCCAAATGAACTTGATGTATCAAGCCCTATCAGAAATGATACTTTTGAGAATGGAGTTTTCCCAACAGAGAATGCCCTGGCAACACCAGAGAGTTTAATACCAAGATCAGCAGAAGCCATCTTGGCAGCGGTAAGAACCGTGCCTGCAGCCTTCCCTGCAGCTACTGCCGAGAAACTTTCTTCCTCAATAGGTCTGTCAACCTTGAACACGGTAGTTGAGGTAAGCTCCTCGACCCTGTATATACCATCAGTGACAAGACACCCGGTTACTGCCTGTGCATCAGAAAAACGAACATAATCACCTACAGCCAGGTCCACGTTGGTATTATAATCAGTATTAGTACCGCATGTTACATATTTTTCTCCTTTAACAAAGGTTACTGTTCCAGCAAAAGCAGCTGTAGCTGCATAAGCAACATCAGAAATAAGTTCAGCCTGGATAGGAACAACAGCCTGCCTGCGAAGAGTACGACTCAACTGCTGAACAAGACCAAGAGCAACCTCAAGTTGTGTAGCCGAAGCATCACTCTTGTAAGCTGAATTGATTATCATTTGTTGTCCGATACCTGTATAATCCTGTTCTTTCAGAGAAAGTCTTACGACATACAGTTTGCTGTTTGCTACTTCAATCTCACCTGAGGTACCATTATACCCGATATAGGATACCTGTTCTGCGGCTGCTACATCGACCTGTGTTTTGAACGCGAGGATATTGGCCTGTTTGATAAGATCACTCTGGATCAGATCGGTACCATTACGGAGAATGAGTTTAATTCCAGATTCTGCAACAATGTCATCAGTAAGCACTGATGTTGCGCTAAGAACCATGTTGTGGGCATTACATACGGCGATCTCACCATCAGTCAGTCCTGCATAGGTGGATATTACGCCGTTAATGGCAGTAGTTGGAGTTACTGCTCCAAGGTCCTTGCCGATAAACAGTTGCATTACATCATTTTGTGTCATGTCTTTGGAATTTAAAATTTATAATTATAATAATTGGTTCTCAGAGTTCCATAAGAATCCTTTGTACTTTGTACCATTCTTGATAGCTTTATTGATATTGGTTTTATCAAAACCTTTATCTATTGCTTCTTCCAATGATTCAAAGATCTCAACGATCTCACCTGTCTTTGGATCTTTTGTAGCTATCTTTGTTTTTTCAACAACTGGTTCTTCAACTTCTATAGAGACTTCAGGGATATATCCCTTGGCTTTCTCCCTTGCAAGTATTGCCCTGTTTTTCATTCTGTTGCTTTTTTAGGTTCATTAATTTTACTTATCATGGCAAGAGCAATGACTATTGCCCTGTCAACAATCTCCTCATGAAGACTTTCATGTAACTGACAATCTGCACCTGTAATAATATTTATAGCTGAAGGTTTACTCAGATATCTTAAGTTGTAAGATGTAATAGTATTGTCACTTGCATGTATCAGTTCATGTTTCTTCGTTCCTGTAGCTCCATAGTCCATTCTCCAGACAAGATTCTTATATGGTTTGCCAAATGGATTCTTGACATTTTTTGTATATTCATCATGACGGATTGGAAGTACTTCTACAGATCCTGTAGCGCTGTCATCATTACAGTCAGTATATCCTACAACACACATCTCCTGCAGGGAATAAAGAAAGTCTGAAGGAAGGTTAGCAAACTGACCTCCTGGATGAAGAGCTGCATCGGCTGTTACAAAATTTGTTATTACAGTATTCTTTATAAGACTACCGAGTTCAAGTCTTGTCTTTTCATCCGCTTCAAAATACGATAGATTGCTTCCTGCTTTCTTTGAATACCTGTCATCTATAAGTTGATCCTGGGCAAGGTTAAGGAACACAGCAATATCAGTCGATGTATATACCTTATTCACCGTATTAAACTGATTAAGCTTCAGTTCAAAATGATATTGCATCTGTTCCGCGATCATTATAAATCAGGAACTATCGTTGTCGGTGCACCAAGTGAACTCCATGTTTTGACGACCCATTTAGTATTACTTACTTTTACAGCTTCAAAATAGGATGCAGTAGCATCACTGAGTTGTAATTCATTACCACCGGTTACTCCATTGATATATTTCGTTCCTGTCTGATCAGTAGGATGAACCCTTAATTCCCCGCCTGTATTCAAAGGAGTACCACTTATCATGCCACCAGTAGCAAAGCTTGAAAGAAGAGGAAGGGAAACAATATGATCAGCATTTGTGAATGTGATCACGACATGTTGTTCTACAGCAGATATTATAGCTGCTCCTCCTCCGGTAGAATTCGCGGTAATGGCAGTAGTTGCACCTTTCTTACCATCTTTAATAAGAAGAGAATCAATAGTAACACCAGATCCTGGTGTCTTTTCTGAAACAGTATCTGCCACTAAACCTGATATTGTAAATGTAGCACTATCAGTAGAAATATCCTGATCTCCTCCCATTGTAAGCGTGACTGCAGCATCAGTATCATTTTTTAATTTCATTAATCTGCTTGCAGTACCTTCACCCTCTACTTCAAAAGTCTGTTCATCAAGAGTTATTGAAGAAGCCGCATCTTCTGCAGCTAAAGTAACACCAAATCCAGCGGTAACGGCAAAATCATCATTAATATCAACTGCTGCACCTGCAATAACATCTAATGAGGCCGTTCCATTTGTTATATTAAAAGTGTTAGTTCCACCTGTAATAACAGTAGCTCCACCGTCTTTTAATTTAACACCATCAATGGTTACACCTGCATCCGTTGTTTTTTCAGATATCGTATCTACAGTAAATGCTCCTGCTTCTGTAAGAACTGTCTTTAACAGAGCAATAAGATTATTCCAAAATCCAGATCTTACAACAAATCCATTATCCGGATTACTGTTGAATTTACTGGCATTATCTCTACTAATCGACTCAAGGTTTGCCATGACTTTTAGTTTTTAGTTATTAATTTTAATTTTGCTTCTTCAAGAAATAATGATACAGCCTGATCAAGAATACTATCATGAAGATATGCAGGAAAATCAGGAGTATCTGTTAATCCCCAGGGATAACCAACAACGATCTGCTCATCATCATAAGTGATAGTATTATACCCCGCTACCTTTAGTACTTTATCTCCGGGTTTGAATGTAGTAGCAACCCCAACAGAATTAACATATGTCATCCTTGCCTTTGCAAGAAAATAAGATCCATTGGTTATTGCACTTATACTTAGATTACCGGTACCAACGCCGGATAATTCAGTGTATAAAAAATCAAGTTTATATGGTTTTCTGAGGTAAGTCAATACTCCTGCAGTAAGAGATGTAGTATATGCATCCCCAATAAGCATAATATAATAAGGATCTTCCCATACAGATATAGGTTTTGGATACATGACCTTATCAGATGTATTGCTTATGACTCTCTGTGCCTGACGGCGTGACATCCATTCTGCAAACATACTCTGATCAGTCATCGGATATATCTCTGTCCGGGTTACAGTACAAACAAGACTTATAGGAATAAGTATATCATCAGGCGTACGATATCTCTGGCCCCTGGTAGACCAGTTATATTCAGCAAGATCTTTAGCTGCTGTTAATGCCCCATTGGGGATAATAAGATTATGCAGTTCATCTATATTAAGATCTATGGCGCTTAGTCTTTGTTCATATGTCGGAAGTGCCAGGTATTTCTTTTCAAGATACCTGTCAATAGATCTGTTGAGGTAATTACATATAGTGAATGTATCAGGCCTTTGCTGAACCTCAAAAACAGGATTAGTATCCTGTATCTTCTGCTGGAACAATATTTGTAACTCCGTGAGATTCATTAGTTCGATTTAATTTTTTCTTCCTGTACACTTGTCTGCCAGCGTGGATCCTGTATTGCCTGCAGTGCCTGTCTTACTGCCATATCAATGATCTCCTGATGTGTATGCGCGGGAAGATCACATGATCCTGATGAAGCAAGCGCCATGGGTGTCTTTATATAATTTAAAAGTAATGCCGTGTTTGTGGTAAATCTGTCTATTATCAGTTTTGCATATGTACCGGAAATAGACAGATATGGTTTAATGAAATGAGTTTTGTTTGTTGTCGTGTTAATGAACTTTGATACATCTTCACTCTTTATAAAGTTACATTCAAATCCCTCTGATGCTAAAACAAGAGGATATGTTGACCTGGTACATGTAGCAAATGCCTTTATCGCGAACATAAAGTTTGCAGGTAATGTATATTGTCTTGCTCCATGACTGTCATTAGAGACATATGTAAGAGCAAGGTTTGTTACAATGGTTCGGAGATCAGCAACCCGCCTCTGGTTATCTTCAAAGGCAGGTGGCTGAAAATTTTGTCCGAACATACGATCTTTGATAAAATCATCCTGAGCATTATTAAGGAATACCAATATCTCTGCGGTCTGGTATCCCGGAGCCGAGAAACTGGTTATCCTGTCATAATACAACAGGAAGGATTCTATCATCTGATCGACAGTCATTATTCAACGTTTTCAATTTGATGTTTTAACTTCATACGTACATCCTGGTTCTTGGGATCATCAAGAAAGTCGATAAGATCTTCAATTGTTCCTATCGGATGATCAGACCCGGGAAGAGAATACAGATGCCTGTTACGCTGCAGGGAGCCATTAGCTATTGACTTTTGGATCAACAGTTTTAAAGTATAGAAGTCATCATTGAGAATCGAAAGATAGGTCTTAAGATCATCTTCAATAATTTGTCCTATAGCTTTTCTTAACTGGTCAAGTGTAGCATTACGCGGTGGCTGCTTGGCATCTTTTTTAGTAAGATAGTAAACATACAGGAAGTCCTTCATCTTATCAAGGCTCGAATCCATCTTGCCAAAGAGAATATATGCATTCTTCTTCTCTTCCAGGTTGCTGACATCGTCCAAAAGCTCTTCTCCTTCTTCCACAAGCGCGAACTTGTACGTCCCACGATCAAATCTCGAACTCCAGTTTGGAGCAATGCGATCTGTATCGGAACGGAGAACAAGAAAATTGATAAGATCTTCAATCCTGTCAAGATGAAGATGCAGTCCATTACGATCAAGAGTAACTGTCTTTCCTCTCCAGAAACATTTTGGAGTATAAAGATTGAGTTTCTTTATATCTTCAAGACCAAGTTCTTCAGCAAGAAGAACAACATCCTCTTTAGTAAACTCCGGCATAGGATTGGCAAGTATGTTCCCTTTTAACACTGGTACTACAATACCTATCTTTGCTCCATCATTCATGAAAGAAGAATCATGGTCGCTTGTCACCCATTGTCCTTTACGGCGAATAGGTCTTACGACATATCTCTTCTCTCGCAGATTCCTGACCTTTATTGAATAAGGTCTTTCCATTTCAAGTACTTCATTTAGTACATCAGGCTCAGGAGCCAGCGTAGATTTTACGCCGGCTTTTCCTTTACCTGTATTGCCTCTTTTTGTTTCCATGCTTTTAGTCTCCTAACTAATTTATAGATTCAGTTAATTCAATACGCTTGGTTTAATGGTAGCGCACCTGGTAGGATCGTTAACCAGACAACCGCCAACGAATGCACGGTGGAATGTGTAGCCATCTTCAGGAGAAGACATGAATCTCCGTGGTCCCTGTGCCTGGAACGGATCTCTCAAACCGGGTTGATAACCCATGAAATCTTCCATTCCTTCATTATATACAGGACGGATATTATCCTCTCCACCGGTACGTCCAACATTAAGGATCTGGTATACATAACTCTGTGCAACACCTTTTCCGGATGGATGCATGATCTTATTACGTTCCCTGTCATCAAATGTTGAATCAACCATGACACCAAGTTGTGTTCCATCAGGACCCCAGTATTCTACATAGTTCTCATGATATCCCCAGCCATTACCGGATTTATATTTCTCATCTCCGGAATAGAAAGGTGTATAGAGAGTAGTATAGTTCTTGATTGCCTTATGGAAGTTATATGCTCCCCACTTACCGGTACGCATGATCACTTTTCTTGTCTGACCATAACCACCTTTAGTATCATCGGTAAGATCCATGATAGCTTCGGTAAGCCATTCGATATCAACATCAAAATCATTGTAATAAAGAACATTCGATGCTTCAATCTGCTGTTCGAGGCCGGCACCCTGTTCGATCTTGAACCCGCTGTAACCAATTTGCTTGAAAGTACCATCGTCTGCACGGTTGGTAGTTGCAAAGTTGATCAGCTTATCCTTCATATCCTGGAACTGTGTTTCAAATTCCCAGTCTGCATACTGAGTCCATGTAGTCATGATTTTCTCTTTGCCATTCGAATCCATTGCCTTCCATGAGAAAGCTACCGGCCTTGAGATCATATTACCTGGTCTGGTGTCCTGCATCCTGATCATCGAGAAGGTGTTCTTCATCGAGAAAGGACTGGTATAGTTCGGGGTTCCACCTTTTATTGATAGTGTCTTTTCAACAATGGACCATTCTTTTGAAAACCTTTTTCCGGCTACGAGTTCATCGTAAGGAATATAGAGATCAGTGTCTCCTGTGAAAAGTTCGCATTCATAATCCCACATGGTCCCGTTTGGAACCGGTATAGCTACAATCCTGATCGGGTATACAGAATTCTTTTCACCAACTATCAGGTTAGTGTCTGAGAAATACTGTTCCGGGAATGTAAGAGTAAACCTTGCACTGCTACGGCCAACCTGTGAGGTTGCAGAAATAGCACTGCCATTTACTGTACAAGCAATCAAAGGCACGTTCTTTTTTGAAGAACCCTGTAGCCTCCAACGAAAATCGTCATCTGTCTTTAAGGTCAGAGGACTGAATTTCTGAAGAACAAGACCGAAGTTTGTTCCCCTGTTGGCGCGATACAGCATGTTGATCATCTGGCTCGTGTCCTGTGGTTTGTTTTGATAGATCGCACCCAAGTGGTTTTTGGTTGTTAAACCAGACCAGTCTTTGGGTTCATACTCCTGAAGTGGTGATACTCGTTGCATTTTTATTTAATTTAGAACGATTAAGTTACATGTTAATAAACTGTTGTGGAAATTGAAAGTCATCCTTTTCCTCTTTTTCTCCTTTACCCTTATTTACTTCAGAGCCTGGCTTCCCTACAGTTCTTCTCTCTCCATTGAGGATACTTCCAAGACGTTTTGTAGCTGAAGTCTCAACTTTTTTAGTAAAGACATCGAATGCCCCGTCTTTAATCTTGTCATCAAAGAATCCATTTTTGATAAAGTAAGCCAGGCGCAGTTCAAAAGCAAGAGGGTTCTTTGCTCTTTGGGCCATTGCAGCACTCATGGGGATCTTCTCTCCTTGTTTATTAGTAAAATAAACAGGAACAGTAAGTGACTTGATGAGTTCTTTCTTTTCTTCTTCTGTTACTTCAATTCCAGGGATGATCTCTTTGGTTGCTTTTACTGCAGACTGAACAGCCTCTTTTGTCTTTCTGATGGATTCATCTTTTGCAGTCTTTTGTCTTTCTGCCTGAATCCTCATCTCTTTTCTCTCTTCTTCGATGGTACTCTGGATCTCTCCAAGTCCTTCTGTAGCTTCCTCGAGAAGATCTTCCTTTTCTTTAGCTATAGCTACCATCTTGTTGATTTTTGCTTCAGAGAATCCCTTTAATGTCAAAAGGTCCTTGTAGACCTGTTCCTGAAGTTTCTCATCTTCTGCAAGGGATTTCTTTGTAATGGATCCGTATCTTTCTTCAAGGCTATAATTATCAGCCAGTGATTCAAATGGAATTCCCTTTTCAAGATCGGCAATAAACTTAACAGCTTTATCACCTATTGTAGATTTGTATTCTTCTACACCTTCCTGAATAGACTCATCGATTTGTGTCTGTATGTGCTCATTAAGTTTTATGATTGCCGCTACAGGTTCCAGACCATCAAGGCTTTTTAAATCAAAGTTTGGGAGTACGCCGTGTTCCAGAAGAGCCGCAGCATGGAGATAGACAGGAGATTCGTTCCCTTCATCTGGCGCACCCCCGCCCTTTTTGTCTTTCCCTGGTTTAACTGTGTCCTTCTTATTGTCATCATCATCAGGATTTTCATTATCCTGTACGTCTACGATTAATGTATCGTCTTTAGCTTTCTTCCCGGGTTCGGATTTATCCTTCACGGGTTTTTGACCTTTACCTGGTGCTCCACCACCTGGTTGCCCTTTTATCTTTTCATCGTCACCTGGTTCATCCCCGACACTTAATTCATCGTCAAGTTCATCTGTTACAGGTTGATCGACATCAAGAAGAGCACTCTCAAAACCGGATATATCCATGTTCTGAAAGAGATCGTCATTGTCATTTTGCTGCTTTCCCATTTAAAATTCTCCTTTAAATTAATACAAGTTTAGAAATTAGATTAATACCAGACAAGAGTATCACCATACACGAGTCTTTTTAAAAAAATACTTCTATAGATAAAAACTATAAAATTAAATTTTATAAATTATTTTTTTATAGTTGCAGGTTTTGGTCTTGATCTCGCGATTTTCTCAGCACTCTGAACCTGCATTCGCACGATATTTCTTTGTTCTTTAAGTTTCTCATTGAACTGTCGGATCTTCTCTTTCATCTCTTCTTTACGCTGCGCGAGCTGCAGGCGAAGCTTTTCAAGTTCAAACTCGCGTTTTTCTGATTCATCATCCGTGATCTTACCGAGATCCTTATCTTCTCCAAGCTTAGCGTATTCAACTTCTATCTGCATCTCTTTCATGTAGATCTCAGCATCAAGCCGGTTATTCTCAATTCTTTCTGCCTGTTCAAGTTTCATGAGTTCAAGTTCATTCAATGCCTGTTGAATTCTTTCCTGGCTTTCAAGTTGTTCTTTACGTACATCATCTTCTCTTTGATTGCGTTGTTCTTCACTATCTTCAAGTTTACGGATCATACCAGCGACACTTGTATCACGATATATTGTAAATAGATCTTTAAATGTAGCCTTGTCATTCTGAAGAGCTGCAAGAGATAATTGTTTTATCGCTGCTATGAGTTCTGCATCATTCTGTCCATCGGATATATAATAGCCATAATCCGTTTCAGCAAACTTCCTTCCGTCAACTTCAAAGAGATGTGTTATCATACCATCATCAACATACTGAAGTTTTTTAATATTCTCTCCTGTTGCATTCTTCCATGCATACTTGGCTGTCTCAAGAAGACATTCAAGTACACGAAGTTTTGTATTATCGTGTACCCTAAACCATTCTTCAGTAATATGTGAGCTCTGGGTAACGGATCTTTCTACTCCTCCATATGTTTCCCTGTTATCAATCTGTCCTTCGCGTTGAGGAGTAATACCGGCTACTTCACCAAGTTCATTTTTTACATATTGTGCCAGTTTAAGATTAGCAAGAATAACTTCTGAACTATTGAGATTAAGAACATTGGAATTCCTTTGTTTTATCGTAGACAACAATTTACCCTGGGCAATACCTTTTTTACCTTCCTTGAACGAATCAGTGACCATGTATCCATTGGCCTCTGCATACATCATTACAAGTTCCTCATCCCATCCATCAGGAATCTCTGCCAGGTCCAGTTCTGCAATAACTCCTTTATTACGTGCCGATGCAAGTTCCGTCCTGCGCATGTATACATTATAAAGGTATTTATATGGTTTAACACGGTCCATAAGCGATACACCTGTGCCTCCACCTATCGAATATATTGTTCCTATATATGGCGGAAGACATATTGACGGATTGGAAAACTTACTTCCTATCCTGGGAAGAGACTCAATACGCTTATACATATCAACTCCTATCTTATGCCCCTGCCACCATTCATTTATCCATCTCCAATCGATCTTCCAGCCAAGATTCTTAAACTGATCGATAGGGAAGTTCTCATCAACGATAGTCTCCTGTTCATCTCCTTTAGGATCATAATATGTCAATCTCCCTATCTTACGTCTGCTCTTCCATACAATCTTCGCAACGAAGATATTTCCTTCTGAATCAAACTGTCCACCAAAGTTACGGGCATCAGGACCATCAACAGTAATAAGTTGTGTGGCACCAAGACCACGAACATTAGGTTCATCTCTGTCAACGGGTCCACTGAATACTATGTTTGATGCAAATCTATTTTCCCGGGCTCCTATTTCCAAGGTGTCAATCTCATCAGAAGTAAGGACATCCCAATAATCATCAATAACCTTCCCGATAGGAACATAACCGCTGTCAATGATTATCTCTGAATCCTCTATCTTATAACTATCTCCTCCTCCAAATGTTGATATATTAAGTACATTCCGTTTACTGACAACCGGTTCTCCATGCAGTATTGGCACCTCATATATTTCCTCGGCACCAACAAGAACATCATAAAAAGCATCTGAGAATATGTTCTTAAGCTTTTGAGTGTACCAGAAATAATCAAGGATCCGTTGGCCCATCACTTCACCGTAATCCTGGTATTCATAATTATGATAATGTTGTAATTGTTTTAACCTTCGGGCAACCTGTTCCTCATTATATCCACCACTGGTTATCTCCTGGGAAATAAGACCAAAGACCTGTTCCCTCATCATGAACTCTTTCTCACTGACAACATCCGGGTTAACACTTCGTAATCGCCATTCAAACCTGCGCTTCCCCTCTTCTCCTTTTAGTACATTGAACTTTGTCAGTTCGATAGGATAGTTCTGGATCTTTGCAGGAAAGTTAACTCCTTTTATTCCCATAGGATTAAATGCCTTCTCTATGTCACTCTCATCAATGATCCCATTTATAAGATCATAGTTGATCTGTTTTGCAACCCGGGATTTACGAATCTTACTTGTATCGCCATTGGTTATTGTCAGGCCAGCCTCAATACATTCCTTACCCCATTCTTCTGTTTTTTCACGAAGTAGTTTTTTCTGAGAAGGAAATTGGTAAATAGTCATTGTAGTTGCCATTGCAGTATGGTTTAATTTTTATTACGATTTTCTAACTGAAGTCTTTTATTGATTGTTGAGAATGGATTCGATTCCTGTTTCAGTTTTTCCTGGAACATCTCCATCCTTTTAAAGAAAGGGCTTAAAGCATCTTGTGGTTTCTTATCCATGTCATCAGGGTGAATATGCTGCATGTCCTCTTTAAGTATCATAAGCATCTGTAAAGCATCAACCCTATCAAAGTTACCCTTTGGATTCCAATATATTAACTCCTGTAATAAAGGAATTGAACGGATTCTATGGAGATTTAATATTTCACTACCAGGTTCTATAGATGTTGTCAGCCAGATAAGTATTTGTTCTCTTCCCCATTTCTGTATAGGAGCCGTTCCTGGCGTTCCTTTACCTCTGTTTAACAGAGACTTATCGAATATCTTATCAACGATTATCTTGGGAGTATCACATAGTAAATGTGCTGAGTGTCTGTTATTTAAATATGTAAATAAACCTTTCCAGTTATTTTCATAGTTACAAATAGCTCTGTAATAGATTAGTAACCTTCTTACTCCTTCATAATATTCATTTGCAGTGGAGGGACGACCGGTATATTCTGCAACTATCCTCTCCGTAATCCGGTTCATTATGAATGTACTACCAAGAGAATCAGTAGTACTCTTATCATGATCATAAGTATCATTACCGGCAATATATATACCCCATGGAATAACACCATCTATAATAACCGGTTGTTCGTATATTATTATTGCACCCTGCAGATTGCGTTTATCAAGTTCCGGGAACCTTCTTATAGGATGAAGATCGGCACTTGGTTTCCATTCTATCTTTTGTGTCTCTTCATTTATCTCAAGAAAACCAACATATTCCTGTTCTTCATATTTTTCAGGATTAGAAGTAAGATGATTAAGATGATGTTTAAGATCATTGATAGGAAAGATAGTCCCACCAATACGCATAACAGCTTCCTGGGGTGTACGTGGTTCTTCTGCAATGAATCTTATAATGGTTTCAGGGTTCTTTGTTGCTTTAATAATCTTATTCCTTGAATGATCAACCATCTCCCTGGCAATATCTTTTAATGAATTTCCATCCTTATCCATTGCTCCTTCAAGATTCTGTTCAATAGAAACAAAATGACCACACTTACTATTCAAAGATCCTTCATCCCATATATTAGGAACCTGATGAATATTATATGCATCACCCTGGTAGAATAACTGTTCAAGTCCCATAAAATCAGAGTCTTCCGTACCCCCGGTCCCAAAACTTACGGCTAAACCATGAGTAAGACGACCCTGTTGCATGCTTTTTAACGAGATGTTCCATGCCTGAAGAAGATTAGGATTCTTACCCGATTCCTCATAGATCAAAAGTTTACCACCCTTCCCCCTTACTTTTTGATAATCATTCTTCATTGAGATACCCATTATTTCACTCTTGAATCCTTTCTCAATCTTAAGACCTTTCTGATCTACTATATAAGATGATCTCTTATACATTGTAGTATCATGCTTCTGTCTTCTTTTTCCCCAGGGTGTATGTTGTTCGATATGATCCATCATCTCCCATGCTTTTGAGAGAAGACCATCTTCAATAAGGAATGCTTTATCATCTGCAAATACAAAACTCTTGGATCCTGGAATAAGATAATAGTTCCTATCGCACATTGAACCAGCCTTGTAACTATATCCTCTACGTCTTGATTTAATTACAACGCCATGTTCACCATTTGCTTCTGCATCATCAAGATACCAGAAATACTGATAATCACCATCCCAGAAATCAGGAAGAGTAAAAACACGATCTGCTTTTGCCTGTTGGTAAAGTTTAGCGACTGCATCCTGATCCGTTTCATCATCAGGAATATCAATTTCTATAGCTTTATAAATAGGACTGTAATTAAGGTAGAAATAAAAATAGCCGGGGATCTTATCCCGGCCTATATCATATCCATATACTGATCGTCTTGCTTCTTCTTCCCAGAATTTATAATACCTGGATGACGGATGATCATTTACAGGATAGTTAGTATATCTTTCAAACTCGTTAAAATGTAAAGCGCTCTCGCGCCATACCTCAGTATTATAGTGTAATGTATTCTTAAAATAACCTGTTTCTATAATTGCCTTGTTGTCATCCATGTTGCTTTCTCAGTATCTTCGAAAATACCAACTTTACCACCACCGCGTATTGACATCTGATCCTCTTCACCATAAATCTTTTTTTCCCATTTCTCAAGATCCTCAACAATAGATCCTACATCTTTCAATGCTTTAGTGGCCAGGGCCGGGTTATATGATTTGGTATCATTGTCACTATTAAACTTTAAAGCTTCATTGAACTTGATTATTGAATCAACAGTGTCACGTATACTGCGAAGATATCTCATTGATGATGTCTCCTGCAGTTTAATATATTTCTTTATTGCTTCTTCAATAATATCATCAGTTACATATTCCGGATCTTCCATTACTTCCCGGGATATCATGGAACGTTTTTCAATACCATAAATATTATACTCACTTTTATAGTCTGCCACAAAATAAACATAGGCGAGTTGTTTGGTCGCTTTTTCTTTATTCTTTGAAATATCTCTATCCCATATCTTCCTGAACTCCGGGATCAACAGCATCCTGGGTTCTATCGTTACCTTGTTCTGATTGAGAATAAACATCTTCTATTGTTTTTTTACTTTTGTTTACAAAGAAATTACGCTTACCTTTTTTCACTTTGAAACATCCAAAATATTCTAATCGCACATAAGGGAAATAATTATTATAAGAATCAACTTTCTTCATCGTTTCCTTGACCATCTCAAATTCAACAGAGACAATCATCTTAACGGTATTTTTATGTATTCCGTGTTTCTTAGCTATTTCTTCGCATATGCGATCAATTCGTTTTGAGTGGATGTCCATTTAACCTGAATGTAAAAGTTAAACTACGATCATCAGCTAATATTACAAATATCGGCTTAATATTCTTTCCTTCCAAAATGCCAAGATTTCTTAATTGAGAAATATATATATTAAGATGATGCTCCTTCATTTTAAGATTATCACAGATCATCTCCTTTACTTCTCTTGAAAAAAGCTGAGCAGATCTATCCTTTTCAGGTATATTCTTATACTCATCATTAAAGTAAAGTAGTTGTGCAAGGACTCTCATAGGTTTATCGCTAAGAGTAGCCTTACGATTACCGGTAATATGCTTGAGCATGGAATCTATAGCCGGCTTCTTGAGGATCAGATACTCGAGAAAGAATTTTTCCCTGGTTGTTGTGATATTGATATTTTCTGCGAGCATGATTAAATTTTATAAAATCAAAATTTATAAATTTCAATTTAATACACAAAAGCCAGGTGAGGAACATCCCCCCTGGCTTAAGTTTTTTAAGACGATGATTTAATAATTCTCCATACTGCAATCAAGTTACTTCGTCAAAGGTAAACTTGATTTTTATAAATTCCAAATTTATATTTTTCAGTTTTATAAATTACTTTATGAGATTCGCTGCAGGAACCGTACAGAATATATCATGATCCTTTATGACCCAATAGAGCTCTTTGCAGATAACAAGAGGTTCTCCGGACTTTCCACGGTATAGAATATGGTCCCCTGTCTTGACAGATGGTTTAAGGAGTGTCCCCCCACCTATATCCCTTCCCGGGCCCACAGCCATAACAACACCCTGGTTAGGATGCTCATCCCATTTATTCTTAAATTCAATATCTGCCACCTCATAACGAAGTGCATCTGCTGTTTCTCTTTGTTCTCTTTCGAGTGCATTCTTAGGAGCCGGAGCATCGGCAAGTATAAGCTTGCCTTTCTCTGCACGTTTTTGATTTACATCCTTGATAAGCAACCTTCTTATTATTATATTGTCACTACAAGGTTTAACCGGAAATTGTTTTGTTGTACTCATAAATATTGGTTATTAGTTAATTATTAAAACGAGAGATCATCTTCTATAGGAGTAGCATTATCGGATTTCACTGACAATATATCATCCTCATCATCGCTATCAATTCCAGGGAACTGATCTGAATAACTGTTAGACTGTGGTCTTATATCTGCTTTGATGATGTCATCAGCCTTATTGATTATCTTGATCTCCATTACATCAAGATTGGTGTAGAATGATTCTTCTTCATCCTTTCCTATCTTTCTCCCGGAGATCTTAAACTTACAGATTACAAAGTCTCCTTTCTTTGCACCATCTAACTGACTCATTATTTCATTGATACATTGGAATCTCAAGTATTCAATGAATGTCCCTTTTTCGGTAGGGTTGTTGACCTGGATAATAAGTTCCTGCTTTTTGAACTTATCTGATTTAACCTGTGGCTCCATGATCTTATAGATCTTTCCTTTCTCTGTATAAATTTGCATTTTATAAAATTGAGATTTATAAAATTAAGAATTACTTTTTGCTTGCCCAATTCTTTTTACAGTTACTCCATCCTGATCAGAAATATATCTGAAAGGATCTATCACTATACTTCCTGCAGGAAACATGCAGTTCCTGAACACTTCATGCTTAGTTCCTATAAAGAATATTCTTGCATCACCAAGAAATTGATATAGCTCATTTTCTTTCTGACCTGAATTTGGATCCAATTCTCTGCTCTTGCTGAACATATATACAGGATCAACCCATGGATCATACATCTTTATTTGTTTCTCGTCTATCCCTCTGTCAATTAATAAAAGTTCTTTTAATAAAAGAGATGGACTACCTATGGTAAGATTTGTTTCCGGTTTGAATGTATAGCCAAGGATCATAATATCAAGATTACAGTCATTATTGAAATACTCATCTTCTATAAGCTGAGCAAGCCATTCTGTCTGTTTCTCCCGGGCCATCATAAGATTCTCCCACCAGTCATAAGAGATATTGAGTTTCTTTGCAATATGACTCAGGGCAATATTATCCCTGGGATGACAATTATGAACTGTACCACAAGGTACAACATAAGTATTATGTCTATCAATCCAGAGATTATAAACTGGTCCTTTAAACCATGTTTTATGTATCTGTATTATATGACGAAAAGTTCCTTTATTGGTGACTACATAGTTTTGAATGTCTACTGGATTTTCAATTTTATCCCATCCAATAATATCACATAATTTAGAAGCAAGATATTTATTTCTAACTCTTACTTCATATGCTTTCTTATGAATACCTCTTGGTGGGATAACCCTCAACGAAGGACAAAGATCAAGACGATGTAGTATTATAAAACTCCCCCAAGCAAGATCTTTCGAAATTGTACTATATGAAATTCCATTCTTATTTCTATGTCCATCTCCAAGAATTAATCCTTTCAAAAGCAATAGCGATTGTTTTGACCATAAAATTTGAGGAGGAATATATTTTGTAGCTGCGCCTTTACCAAAATCATTAAATAATAATTCTGCAAGTCTTTTTGATCCAAATCTTACAGATAAACTATTCCCTTCTATTTTAATAGTAACTCTTGAAAAAAGACCTCTTAAATTTTTCCTTTTTGGAATAAGACCAAATCTCTCTGATGTTATTCTTTCAATTAATTCTTTAATTCGTTCAGCATACATCATTTCTTTTGCATGCAAATCGAATCTTATTCTTCCCCTTCTCGAATTTAATTCAAGAGATCCCTCGCTTAAATACCAACCTGCAAGTTCAAGATATTCAGGAGGCATTCCAGGTTCTCTTCCTTCGTTAATCTTAGGCCAATACAACATATTATCATATGTTAGATCTGATGCTTTTATCTCATTGTCATCTGACATCAATTCTGATATCTTTAATAAAGTATTCCTTCTCCCATCAGGAACCCTTGTTCTCAAATCAGTTGAAGCAATAACAGGATGATCAGCAGTCATTAATGTATGAGGAAGTCCTTTTGTTTTTAACAAAATCATATCTCCTTCATAATCCCTTACATATGTTTTTATTACTTTGCAAAATTCACCATTTCCCGAAAGCACCATGTCTCCTTCATTTATTTCTTCGATAGGTTTCATTCCATTATATGTCATTACAAGTTGTCCTGCAGGAAAACAGCCGCCTCCATCCCCCATTCCTGCTCTCATATATGAAGCTGAAATGATTCTCCTATCAGCTAAGGATAAAGCATCAATAAGATGATCCACATCGGCTCCGGTCTTTTCACATAACTCCATAGCTGCATTAGCAAAGCAGATCTTACCTGTAATGTAAGTATTGTATAGGACCTTGATTGCCTCAGCTGTATTGATAGAGCATTCAAACACTTTAGGAAAATAATCAGCTTCCCGTGGAAATGGATTTAATACTTTTTTATAGAAATCCTTAACAATTTCTGCAGCATAAGGATCATCAACCCCCAGGAGAACGAATTCCGGATAAAGGAAATCCTGTATTGTAGTACCCATTGCAATAAAGAATGGATTATAAACAATATGTAGATTAGTTAATTCTTTTGGTACTAAAGGAAATATCTCGCGGTACATCGTTCCGGGAAGCACCGTTGATATTATACTTACAACGAATTGCTTCCTTTCTGTTTCATCAGACATTCCATCCAAAATCATACCATTTATATATTCATTATAATGAACAATCTCCTGAATGATATCCTTCATTCCGGCAATAAGATATGAATAGTCGAAATCCACCCTTTCTTTCGGAAGAGGTGTTATTCCTTCATACCTGGGATCATGTGGTGTCTGGATAGATACAAAACAGATATCACTTTCTGTAAGCACAGAAAATAGATTCTTTACTTCTATTTTCGTTTTTTGAAGTAACTCTTCCGCTCCCTCTTCGCGATACGGAATCTTCTTTTCATCGATGTATCTTTGTATTTGTGGATTAACATCATATCCACATACCTGATAGCCTCTTGACTCTACAGCGAGAGCACAGGGCAAGCCCAACTTACCTAAAGCCACAAAACCGATTTTCATAATATATGAGTTTTAAGTTTAAAAAATCCATTAGATTCTTTATTCGAGTTCCAGTTCTCTTTTATCCCTTTCATACTATATCCGGACCATACTACTTCAATAAGATGACTCTGGAATGTATTACTCCACCATGTAATATCTTCTCTTATTATATGTGTTGAATCAAGTTCGTATGCTGGTTCGTTATATGTCATGCCATTATTAGACAGTGGTACTATAACGAAGATATTATCTGAACAAGATCGGATCTCTTTTATTATATCATTGATCTTATCATAACCAATATGCTCAAGAACATCTTTACAGATGATCCAGTTCCATCTTTTCTTTTTCCAGAATTCTCCGCTATAAATATATTCATCTATATCAACAGGTACATTCTCAAGAGCATATTCGCTTATATCATATCCATAGGCATTAAAACCAAGTAATCGGAAAGCCTTAACAAGATATCCCATTGCGCAACCAAAATCCAAGATGGTATCTTCATCAAGTATTACAAGTTCATTTGATAGTCTGTATGCCAATGGTATTGTTAATTCAGGCATCCACCGGTACTGAGAATAAAGACTCTTTCCCGTTTCTAATCCCCTGATGTAATAATCCTCATCGTACTTTTCCATCATATAAAGTTTTCATATTCAATCTTTTCTTTGATCCATATAGGATTATCGTTATGCATAAACCCTTCAAGCATATTGACATTATGAGTGAATACACATCCCTGGCAATCTCTGTTTGCATTGAAAGGCTGATCTATACTTCTACTCATATATTGCTTTATATCTTTTGCCACGCATAATGCATATTTCATATCAAAATATCCTGAATTATCGTTTAATGGTATGCTATCACAAGGAAATACTATGCCACCAAAGATCTCACTTAAATATGGACGAAAATATGACTGATGACAGATATTACTTACTGGTGCTTCTTTCTTCTTATGTTGAATAAAGAACCTGTTGTCATATTCTCTTCCAAGCCATTGATCGATCTCTTTATAACTATCTTCAATTTCTTCGTCTGTTTGCAGACAATCTGGAAGTACCCTGATATACTTTGCATTTATATGATCCGCTATTGTTACAAGATCATCCGGAGCGAATCTTTTATTTTCCCCTGAATAAACGAAACTCAGTCCTACAGTGGTATTCTTTCCAAATTGCTTACTATTATCCATGAAGGAGCGTATCCAGTAATCATCATAATTGACACTTACGCGCACCCAGGAGAAAGGATACATATATATATAAGGTATGGTTGTTCCATTTGTTATAAGAGCTATTTCTTTTATTCCAGATCTGTGACTTCTGAGTAAATGAATAAGTTTATCAAACTGAGGATATAATGTAGGTTCACCACCACCGGTTAATATGACAGCTTTACAGCCAAGATCAACTACATCTTCAATGTATCTTTTAATAACATCGAGTTCTAATCGTTCATGTTTTGCCCTTTTTATAACACTACAATACTTACATTTAAGATTACATCGGCCTTCAGGTGATATATGAGTTGAGACTATTGTTCGTGAATAACCTTTTTTGTAATTCTCCATCTGAGATTTATGTCTGAAAAACTTCAATCCTGTTGAAGTATATATGTCTATATTTCTCATAATCGTATTCTCCATAGTCTCTTAGGATAACCAAGTCTATATCTTACAACATCTATACATACCTGTAAAAGCTTCAATTGATAGTGGGCAATATTAGAATAAGTGGCATGTTTGATTTTTTCTTCTCTTAATATCTTATTCATATAAATCCCTTCCCTGTTTTTATATTCTATCTGTATCTCTTTAACTGTAGAGTCGATAGCATATATCATCTTGTTCTCTTTTATAAAGATAGTTTTGTTTCCTGTATTTTCAATTTTAGTGACATAAGTTTCAAAATCAAAATACTCTTCATAGAACTGAGAACCTTTTGTAGGTCTTATCCCCAATGATAACCCACATGTATAAAAAGGATCCTGAATAAATTCTATTGTCTTCTCTATTGTTTCTTCAAGATCCCATAATAGCGTTCCGGGTGTTATAAGCATCAATGTCATGAATGTTTCAATATTGTATTCCTTCAATTTGACAAGTGCTTCGATATTCTTTTCTGCAGTGCACTTTTTTCCTATCTCAATAAGTACATTATCGGAGAATGATTCTATACCGATATTGAGTCTTCTGAACCCTGCCTTTTTCATTATAGGAAGGATATCGTCATTGATATCATCGGCCCGGGCAAAACACATGTACGATAAATCATCAAGTCCTTTATCAATTACTCTTTGACAGAACTGCATAACAGTTTTCTTATTGATGCAAAAATCGTCATCGGTAATATATATGGTCCGTACAAGAGGATGTGCCTTCCTTATTCTTAAGATCAGATCCGTCAATATATCGGCATCAATCCCATAAGAAACTACATTACATCCTGCAGCATCAGGTAACTGATTCGTAGATGTACAGAACTTACAATGATGAGGGCACATGTTACGCGAGTATATCCTTATTGTATAGATCTGCTGAAGTATCTCATCGGTAATATTGTCTCCATATTTCTTAAGATAATAATCCCAATATGTTTCATAATTTATATTTTCCCAATCTATCTGAGAAGTAAATATCTCGAATTCTTCCTGGCTTAGACTTCTTGCTTTATTCTTAATGATTATTCCGGGTATTAACTCAAGATCATACTCATCACATATTAATAGCATAGGCATCTCTCCTTCTCCAATTACAACTATATCGCATGGAGACTTATCGAGTATTGTCTGGTAGTTGTACTGAGCTTCTATGCCACCGGCAATAAGCATTGCATTTGGAAGAATATCTCTTGTGGTCCAAACATTACTGAGATCTTTAGCAAGTGTCTCTTCAAGACAGGAGAATCCTATTATATCCCAATCTTTCTCTTTGAGTTTATCTTCAACAGACATATAAGAATCACTAAGATCATGGAGGTTAGGATCGAATGCCTCTGCATAATGACCATTGGCATTAAGTACTCCTGCTATCCTGTTAACACCCATAGCAGGACTTACATACCTGCTTTCATTAAGTCTGTTCGAAGAATGCGGCGATATCAGAAGGATTTGTTTCATTATATATTTTGAGTAAGATTTTTTCCGGCAACTCCCTTCCATTATATGGTATTGCACGGGATATTGAGGACCTGTATTGTTTTGATATCTCAAGATCCCTGTTATTAGTTTCATAATCCCATGTCATCCACATATCAAGCCAGTTTTCATCAGGGATCGAGTCTCTTATCACGGCAGAGAACGCGAGGGCTGTAAGATGCTTCCAGTACATCACCTTCTCTGATATAGCAAATCCGAAATTATGAACAAAGCTATTGAGGACTTTTATGTTACTTGTCTCTCCATTTCCTTTTGTTACCGGTAATTTTGATAAGTTTGTCATGTTCCAGAATACTACTCCTGTCCTGGCTGGTCTTTCCGGAATACGAAATAAATGAGTCTTCCATAACTCTACCTGTTTTGTCTTCGCGGATTGATATCCTTTCTCGATAAACTCATTAAAGGATGCTTCAACCTGGTCCTTTCGAAATACATGATCAACTTCCGGGATAATAAATATATCAGGTTTGCCATGATTGGGAATGACATAGTTGTTTATAAGTGTGGTGTAAAGATTCCAGGGTACGGAATAAGGATTCATCTCTTTAGTCTGCTCGATAAGGATTATCTTCGAATTATTAAGATCCCTGATCTTTTGAACCACGTCATCAAACTTCTCAGGAAACTTAATCTTTACACCTTTATATATACACTCAGATACATTTCCCCAGGGTTTGTTTGTCCAGAATACAAATATTCTATCAACGTGATCAATGATCGATAATATAGATTCCTGAATGTAATCTTCCCCATAGAGACACCGGTAGACCGCGTATGTTATCATATCTTAAACCTGTCAAGTTTCTCCTGCAGTTCCTTTATCCTATCCTTAAGCTGGCCAATAACCATTATAAGTACAAATATTGTCATCCCGGATACAAGTAACCAGTGACCAATTCTTGGTATACCAAGGAACCAAAGTAACCAGGCAAGAATGGTTGTTAGCCAGATAATAGTTGAAGTCATATTTTCTTTTAAATAACGTAAAATAATGTTTGTCATTTTGCTGTGTTTTTAAGGTTTAAGTATTTCTCGATTCTCTCCGTGATCATTTCTGCTGTAGCCATCCGGTTCTTATCGGATAACTTGAATACTGTTGTATCTACATTATGAGTATCATTGTTTCTCCACTGCATGTAGGTATTGTCTCTTGGTGAACTGCCATTACTGAAATGAAGATGTTTTATTACTACCTCAGGAATATACTTTGTTACTCCTGTTTTTTTTGCAATATCGAACACCCAGGTATCATGATAGAAGAAATGGAAGCAATCAGGAACGAAATATCCCAGGGCCCCGACCCAATGTTTTGTAACTATAGGAAACGCACAATGCTTTTCACCATTTATACTATCATCAAAATAATAACAGAAAAATGGATGTTCTGCTGCCATCAGTCTTTCTTCAAGGATAATATCCCAATCAGGTGTGATATAAACAAGATCATCATTTCCCATTATAAATACATCAGGACTATCGTTCCATGCTTTCATTCTGGCCAGTTCATTCCAGATCTTACCTATCGGCCGGCGTTCCTCTTCAATCATGGTCATTATAATATTGTCATGACTATGATCCTGCATCATACGAAGTATATCATAATAGTCTTTTTTCCCTGGATCATCTGAATCTATTCCAAACAGGAAATAGATTTTATTTTGCCGGCTTACAGTCTTATTAATACTGTCAAAAAACCTGTAAAGCTCTTTTGGTCTTTGTCTTGTTGGTGTAAGGATAGCTATCTTCATATTTTTTTCATTATTAAATTCTTAAATATTATAACTTTCTCAGCAGTATATGGAGTCCTGAAACTTGTACCAAAAGCATAGAATATAATATCTCTTGTCATAGTGTCATCATCTATATCCGGGTCAACCCAAAAAGCGCCGATCTCATTTTCATCAATATATAAATCAGTAAGTTTCTCTTTAACATCAAGATCTGCTTTTGTGACTTTGTTTTTCTCAAAGCCCATAGTCTCATTTTCATCCAGAAGTTTCTGTATCTTTTCTTTCTTTGAAGTATCGACAATATATATCTGTAGTAGTATCATTTAATATAATATTTTGCATATTCATCAATCGCTTTATTGAAATTGATCAATCCCTGTTTTCCAGTAAACATTATATAAACTCTATCTGAAACTACAGGATCACAACCAATATAATAATTATCTCTTATTGTAGATAACTTGTTCTTCCAATTGATAGGTTGTACAAGTTGCATAGGGGCAAGTTTGACAGGTTCTTCTGGAATAAGTAGTTTTGGTGCAATAACACCAGCTGCTACAACTGCAGGGATTAACCTGAGAAATTTTCGTCTATCCATAAATTAATGAAATATCATATATCCCTAATTCTCTCCTTTTTTTTATTATCTCACCTATTTCGATAGGCAGATACGCAGTTATTTCTGTAGACATCATAAAGTCATAAAAAACTTCTCGTGGTAAATATTCAGCAAAATGAAACATTATATCAGTACATCGTTTTGACCATATAAAACATTCATTTAATTCTTTTCTGAATCGTTGTCTTTCGATATTTCTCTGTCTGAATTCTTCATGTATTTTTTCTCTGTTCGATTCAATCTCAGACATACATTCACGATATTCTTTGTCTGATTTAATATTATTATTCATATCACTCCATTTAATATAAAAATAGATTGCAACGAATATTGGTAATAAATATAATATTTCCATTTAACTCATTGAATAATTAAAGATTCTTTTCTTTCCGCTTCTTCTCCTTCTGATAGTAGTTCCATTATGAATGATACTATAGAGGTTATCATTATGATCGAAATAAGATATAGAAGTTGCAATAAGATTCATAAACTGAATCTCCTCTACACACTGATAATAGTACTGTCCTGCCTCTTCTATGTAATCAATCCTTATCATTTTACTTCTTTAAAAAAATCATCAAATCCACTACCATCTCTCTTATCCGGCTGCCTGGTTTCTCTCCGGACTTTAACTTGCTCAGATTGCTTTATATGTTCAATAGGTCCGGTATTATCGTTACTTCTTACTTCTCGTCTTTCGATTCGTCCGACTTTCTGTATTCGTTGTTTTCCCCGGACCAGATCTGAACATCCACAGATTACCGATTCATCAACATAGAGTACATTACCATTAATGAACCAACCTCGTATCTTGTTATACGATATACCTGAAAACTCTTCCAGGGCACGGATGTTTGTGCTCTGGATGAATCTCCGGGTTTGTATTTCGTAGTAAAAAAATGTCATTATTTTTTCTTTTTGTCTGTCTTTTCTTTTCCGAATACATTATCAAGGAATTCTTCGTTGCCGGCCATCTGATTCCATATCTCAGTCTTTTCATAATCAGGTATATCCTTAATCTTACAAAGCCTTAACTGCTTATCAATGTAAGTAAAGAAGTAATATCGGCCCTTGTATGCAAGTCGCGCAGTGAACTTCTCATCCAGGTTCATCTCTACCAGTCCTCTTTTGATCTTTGCAGCTGTATCCTTTACATTCTGTACTGTTACATTGTAAGCTTCAAGAGCCCGCTTCTGATTCTCCTTAGCTGCTGATAATTCCAGTTCGGCTTTTGATAATGCTTCACCAAACTTAGGAAGAACATCTTCGAGTATCTCTGTATAGTTCCTTCTTAATTCAACCTTCTCATGAGTATCCATTAACCGGTTGGTTGTTACCGGTTGATTAAATGAAGTGAAATGAGTACCAAGAAACTTTGCAGCTTCATCCCAATCAGGGAATTCTCCAAGAGATTCCGGAACTCCTGTTCCGTCATTTGAAATAGCAAACTCAATGTTTACAGGGCGATAGAATTCTTCTTTCATTTTAATAATCGTTTTAAGTTATACTTCTTATCTATTGTAGTGAACATCTTAAGCTGTTCTATAAGTAACTGTATATTAACAGATGATGGTTCAGGCATATCATTATTACCACTATCAGCACCTATATTGACCTGCTGAGGATGACATACCTTAATAAGCCCAACCATTGACTACAAATCAAAGTCCATGATAGGTTCGATAGTTACATATGTCTTAAAGTACTTTGAGATCCTATCCATGGCTCCTGATCTCTGTATAGGTCTGGGACAATTTCCCATTATCTCAGGATACCACCTGTTAGTCTCTATTGTAGTACATATCACGGAATTCTTAGGTATCTGACCCAGGTAGTCAAGGATCCTCCCTGGATTCTTTGTCTGAAATAGATACTTTGCATCATACTTCCTGCAGTGATTGAGAACATCAAGGATGACACATCCTGATACTTCATACGAGAATAGATCATTCTGGGCTGCTACAAAGATAAACTGATCACTGGTGAACACATCCTTCATACAAGAGTCATCAAGATGAAGAGGTCCTGAATACTTCTTTGCTATAACAGGATATCTCTTTGACAGCTTATAAGTACTACAATAAGTACACTTATGAGAACATTCTCCGGCAAGAGGGTTCCAGGTATGAGTTATAAATTGGTACATGTTAGATCCTGGTTTGACTTTATTTAGTGCCATCTTGTTCTTTTTGTATGTTCCATTTATAATCGTGTTCAGGTAATTCTTTTGGCGGAATAGAATTCTTATTAAAATAACTTGCAATATATATCATTGCTTGGTTATACATATTATAATAAGGTATCATTAATTCAATGATGGATCTTTTCTTTTTCATAATCCTATTCCTAATCGTTTAAGTTCATTCTCCTGGTTCTCGTCCAGCAGTTGACAAATAGGTCTGCCACTTTCAGCCTCAACAGCATTCTTATTAAACTTCCAGAAGAGAAGTATCTTATATGCTTCTATGTTGTGTCTTACAACAGCTCCTGACATATCATGCCAGGGCTCCTTATACTCTTCCTTCGTGATAACTGGTATTAAGTACCACTTACCAAAGCGCTTCCTTACATAAGAGGTGATTGTAACCTGGCCACTTTTGGTTTAATCAGGATCTTATGAAGTTCTTCTTTTGTAATCTTTGCCATAACTTTACACTATGTATTTTTTAATTCATCAATACAAAGATAAAACAGAAAATAACAATTTACGGCATGTAAAATGATAAACTTATCAACACACGGCATGTAAAGTAACATTCCCCTGTACATAAGAGCACCCACCCCTTTATCTGTAAACCCCCGCCGTCTTCAGCTGGTCCCAAAAACACCCCCACCCCACCCTTATTAACAATAATTTACAGACCGTAAAGTTATCATTACATTAATTTACACCACGTTAAATGAAAAAACCCTTCCATTTCTGAAAGGGTTAGAAACAGTCTTTTAATGATTATTCTTCAAAGAAACAAAAAAACACATCTACCGTTTTTCCATTATCCATGATATAACACTCTGCTTTTGGCAAAATAAGTAAGTCGTTTTTTAAACAACGATCTTCATCATATATATTAACTTCGGAGACAGTAAATTTCTGTGTACCTGAAGTTTCTACCATATCGCCAAGAATCCAGGTATCTGAATTCTTTTCTTTTGTCTTAGCGGCAATACAATGATCGGAACTAAAATATTCCTTATGAACAATTGAATCCCCATTTAGAATGTGGGTTTCTGCCTGACCTTCAAGGTCTGTAGTGACTACTTTTAATGTTAACATGATTTCTGATTTTTAATGATTACTACTAATTCTATTTCGACTGCTTCTAAATACAAAGATAAACAATTAATCCAAATAACATTCAATGGCTCCGCGCACATTACACCCCAAACAAGCCGATAAAAACCACTCCCCTATACCTCATGCGACCAGAGAAGCCCCAGGGGGCAACCATCCTCAAAAAACCAGATGAACGACCTGGATCAATCCCGGGGATATATCAGAACACGCGTAATGCCTCACCAAACCCCGGTATGTCTCTGCTCCGCAGGGCCTCCCCCGTGGTGCTTCCGCAGGACTCTTCCAAACGGAATATAGATATGGAGGAAAATAATTAAACCAATACATTATTATTATGAATGAAGTTAGTATTAGCAACTTTGCTAAAGGTATGACAAGTTCACCAATAGGACAAAGGACTGTTTTACCACAGGGAACTCATTACAGGTTTGAGAAGAAAAACAATGATTATAATATCATTGTGGAAATTGCACCTAAAGTATGGCAGGCCGTTAAAGATAGTAACGGCAAATTTACTTACTTTGATGCTGTCAGTAAGTCAGAGAAACCAATTCCAACGGATTCACGTTGGATAATGCTTAACACCGGGTTTGAACAGACAACAAAGAAAACCATTGATACTTCAGTAACTTTGGATTTCAAAGATGTACCGCTCAAATCAGTGTTAAGAATGAAAGTTACCAATGACAAAGGTTATTCAAGTCTTGATCTTGTACCTTTGACAACTAAGGAACTGAAAGCACTGACGGCAACAGAGATTAATTAAGAAGAGGGGAGAAATCCCCTTTTTTTATATTATCAGCTGCTTAAGGTTAATTTACATGCCGTAAAGTTATTATTGCATTAATTTACACTACGTAAAGTGATATTGTCTCTAATATAATATTAAGGTATACCTTATTATATATAGGTGTGCTTTTTTATTACTATTACTGCTCAAGGCTGATAATGTCACTTTACACTGTGTATTTTAATATTATTGTTAATTTACACGGTGTATTGTGATATTAACTAATAATACAAACTATACCTATATATATAGGATATAATTCAGGATTGTCTTTTATTAATTGATCCAATTCTGTTTGATTAAGAATTTCCTTTTCAATTAATATACCCTGTTGATTATCAATAAGAATAATATATTTTCTTTCAATAATCAATGTTTTCTTTCCTTGTAATAAGCTTTTTGTTTCCATGATATATAATATTAGAATTCAAAGATAATGCTATTTTTTGTTTATACGGTGATTATGCATTATATTTGTGCAGTTGGTCATGTTTAATATAATTGAAATGAAGAGAAAAACACATTATTATGTAGTAATAGATCTATATGATCTACGTAAGACTACAATAGAACAATCAAAGATTCAAGTATCTGTAATGGTTGGAAAGCATCGTAATACTATTGATTTTGAACAAGATAACATATATGGACACTATCTTGTTCTTCCCAGATACATAAAAAGTAGATATATTAATCCACCTCCAGGAAGAATACAAAATCTAATACATAAATAATTATTAACTTTACACTGTGTAAATTTACATATACAACAAAATACACTGCGTAAAGTGATAAATAAGCTGGCTTTTTATTTAATAATATTAAGCAATTATTGTCATATAAGCTGTAATATTATTGACTGGTAAACAGTGCGCAAAGCGCCATTCTACCTACATTTGATGCTTTTAAGCCTCTGAACAGTATATCTGAGATACCATAGAGTGTTATTGGAGATATATACTCTTTATGTATCTATCATAAGTATATTATGGATAAAAGATGATATTAGTTAAAATATCTACATTTGTTATTAATTACAATCTACGCTCAGATTATGATACCACATGATGATCTTATGAGTCCTGAATGAAAAGGGTGCTGTAAAGTCAGGATAGCAGCTAAAAGATAATTCTCATCCAAGAGCCGGTTCAATCAGGGGTTGCAACCTTGTGAGTATTATCTTTATTTAGTCAATAGAATATTAACTTAATATTATATGTCATGAAAATTATTGAAATTACTGATGGCTTTCTCAGTGAAGAAACTACTCTTAAAGTGGCTATTACTGAGCTTCTTAAGGAAAGACAGGATACATTTAATAAGCTTAAGAAAGCTAATCCTGCTTTTGTTCCTAATCAGCATTTGTATATGGCTCATATTAAGAACTGTAAATCATTACTTAAAAAATTAAACAATAAATATATGTCATGAAAAAACCATTTAACTTTCGTAATGTAGATCCAGACAGAAAATGTCTCGATTGTAATGTTCCTCTTAAGCTTAATTTGTTATCTAAGAATCCAAATGCCTTAAGATGTTATACTTGTAATACATTGAAATCCAATAATCTTAATATTAATCGTATAAGATTGTTAGAAGTTCAAAAACATAATATACTATCTTATAAGCCATGACTGCTAAAGACATTAAACTTGCTATGAGTTGTGAGCATAACTATTTATGGTCATGTAAACATAACTCTTCATATGGCCAGGATTGTACCGGACCATGTAAATACTGTACTTCTATTCAGCTCTTTACAGATAGTATTATTTGTCCTATATGTGATAATCCTGTTGAATCAGGCTATTGTGTTAATCTTAATTGTGTTAATCATGGCTGATATAATCAATAACTTTGATCTATTGAATTATGGTAAAGACATAATTCTCTGGCAATCACCCGATAAGCCTCATAAATCTCTTGTTTATCATACTCAGGTTATATTATCCGGAATTAATATTGTTTCAATGATATCTACATTTAGAGTTATTGATGCCCTGGGAAAGATAAGATATTCAGGATATCATCTTAATCTTGCTGTTCAAGCTTATAATAAGCTTTATAATGAGTAATTTGTTTATATTATAGATAAATCTTGATTGTTATGACTATTGATGATGATTTTTTTAATAAGATCAACAGTATCTGGATGAACAACATAAATCAGAGATCTGGTAAAACACAAAGTATCCGTGATATTATTAATGACAGATATGGAATACATAATGATCGTGTAACTCCACATTATTCATTATTCTCTAAATCAAGATTAAGGAAAGATCTTCAGACTCATGATAAGATCATAATATTCAGATTTTTTTATAATCTGCGTAATCCAATTGATATTAAACCATTTGAACCTTTAATTTTCTAAATTTAATAATGTCACACAAATGAAAAAAACATTTCTTATTTTAACGTTATTGTGCCTTACATTCGTTTTAAGCGCACAGGACTATGAACTATACAAATGTTCCAGATCAGGATTTCGATACAAAAATGATAATAGATCCTGGTCACAATGGGCATTTTCTGAAGTCGATATGATATTACGGCTTTGCATCAAAGAGAATAAACTGGAATTTAATAATAATAATAAAACAGTTTTTTATTTTAATTCTAAATTATTAAATGAATCAGGTGTTGACAAGGATAATGATAAATGGACAAAAGTAATATGGTCCGGATTTGATGATGATGGTCTTAAATGTAATCTTGTTTCAATTGATTATCCAGAACTCACTAATAGAAACTTTGTTCTGGAATATTTTGATTATGAATTTATCTTTGAATGTATAATTCTTAACCCATTTAAAAATACATCAATATGAAAACATTAATTTATCTTTTCTTCGCTATTATCGGGCTTATATGTGCTATTTGCTCGATTGCTATACTTTCTATTCATCCTGTTAATTGTGTTCAGGTTGTAGGACTTCTTTCATTAGCAGTCTTCTCTATGGCTTCTATGATGATCTTTGGTTATGCATTCTATCATCAAGTTAAAGAAAATCGATTATATGACCTGGCAGCCAAAGAACAACTTGAGAATGATTGGTATTATTACGAATTACAATGTAATGAACAGTTATTCAAAGTTGGTAAAGAAAGTTTTGAAAATATGAATTAATACTACACTCTGTAGATTTATTTGCTTTTGTTATCTACAGGATGTAATTTTGTTTATGATTTGGGGCTTTACTCATGGTTGGTTTGACAGTATAACCATCTTAGGTAAGTAAAAAACTGTCAAATAGTCCTTTGGTGTAATTGGCAACACATTAGATTTTGATTCTAAGGAGTTCAGGTTCGATCCCTGAAGGGACTACAAATAATAATATACTCTTAATTTGGATGGACCATAGAAATATGCCATATTAAGGAAGGGGAACAGTCCAGTTCCCCGAGAGCTACCGGCCATATAGTCAGTCTTCTGTTGGTGACATAGCAGACAGCTGGTATCACTTGGAGCTGCGGCCCGGGATAATATCCTGGGCCTTTTCTTTTTAAACCAATTAAACTATTATATATGAAAAATCTTGATGTTGCTGAGATATTATCTATTGATGCCAACAATCTCAAACAAAAGCAATTTGAGGCATTGAAACAACATGGAATTGATGTTCTTACTGAAATTATCGATTTACTTAAAAAAGATAAATTTGATGATATACGTCAAAGAACATTTTATTCTCCTGCAGGTGATGGAATGGGATCAAATAATAATTGTATTGAATTCAATTGGTGTAATGATAAAGATTCTGTCGATATTGATTCTTATCTTGATACGCTTGAATCACTAAAAAAGAAATAACTTTGCTTTCCATTGAATAATATTATAATTTTAAAGTTCACTTAGTATTAACAATTAAAAACGCAAGAAAATGAAAAAAAGAAAAGCTTTTCTTCTCGGGTTCCTTGTGTTGGCAATGGTTACTTTGCTGAGTGGTATGGTACGGAGTAATAATATTGTTGATCAATCTTCAACTATTGTTACGACTGTACAACCACCTGGTGAGTTAATGCCAACTATTATTAATGAAAACATCACTTCTCCGGCCAGTATATGGATTTGCACCATTAATCCGGGATATGCGGTTAACGCATCCGTAGTCATCTCTGATGCCATTTTATTTACGGACATGTTAGACATACAATGCTATACTTATTATATTATTGAAAAACCGGAGTTCAAATTGCAACCATTGGAAGGTTATATCAATCAAATAGATAAATATCCCTTTGCCCGATTGCAAAACCAGTTAAGGATTCATAAATACTTAGCTACTCAATCTGCCCGTTCATGGGTTTATCGTCAGCCAAGAGATGGACTTAGACAGAGTTGGCAAGCATAACATATCTAAAAGATCTTAAATTTCAAGGACCGGTCAAAAGCCGGTCCTTTTTTTTATCTAATATTTAAATTATTATGGGAGAAATAGCTGATAGTATGATTAATGGTGAGTTCTGTCAATCATGCGGTGAATACATTGGTAATGCAACTGGTTATCCAAGACATTGTTCTGGATGCAAACCAAAAAATAATAAGAAGAAAAAGCATGTTACAGTGAATAATAATATTATTGCATATAATTCTTTACCAAAAAGACCATGAAAAACCATACTGAAGAAGAACTTAAAGCAATGATGAAAGATGTTCTACTTGAGAGTATTGATAAAATAGCATCTGCAGTAACTAAGAAGTTAAAAGTTGCTATTAAAATGGATCGTAGTCAACATGTTCGTAATGAACATAGATTAGAATTCGTTAAGAAATATTCTACTTTGTGCAAAGAAGCATTTGGAGATGATCATGATAATGTTCATCACAGAGATTATAAAAAATCTGGTTTGGGGAAAGCTATTGTTGCACTTGCTCGCGAAGAACCAAATTATAAACTAACTACATACTCAGGTGATATTTATCGTTTAGTCGGAATAACATATTTCAAATCAATTAATAAATGGCCATACAAATAATTAATAATGAAAAAATTGAGTTTTCGAACAATCAATTCTGTAATGGGGAAAGAACAGAGCCCCATACAAAGACAGTTCTCCAATAAGATCAAAGGTCTTGGTAGAACTAAACCTATTAAATTAGGCAATAAACCTGGTAATAATGATCCATGTCCCTGTGGATCCGGAAGAAAGTTTAAGCAATGTTGTAAATCATAATTATATGGATGCTAATGAAGCAAACTATAAATTAGATGATTTAGTAGCATTAGCTAAATCAACTACAGTAAGCCTTACATTGAATCAACTGAGTCAATATATGAGCCTGTATCACTAACGCAGAGATGATGAATCTTTAATAAAGATGAATTATTGTATGCTTATTCTTCTTATGAAACAAGGACTATTTAATATTGAACAAACGAGAAAAGATATGTCTTTTATGTTGAATCAACGAGAATTATTACAAATGGTTAAAGACTTCAAATCATGACAAGAGAAATAGCTATCCGATTGGCTCCTATCTTTAAACATGATTTTAAGAGAGCCAGATATCAGCAGGCTTGTATGCATAATCTATTTGCAAATCCTCATGTAAAATCTAAAGAGATTGGTCGATTTGATCGTAAAACAATTCTCTTTGATATTACTAAGGCTTTATATCTTGAATGCAGACAAGTTCTTGGTTTAAAATATAACGATCCATTACCAACTAAATAAAATATGTCATGAGTAAAAACAGAGCTATTACCGCTAATATATCCGCACATTACGGATATAATTTCCTTGATACTTCAGCTACAAGAGTTGTAAGCGAAAGTGAACGTAAAGGAATAAAGAGAATGAAAAGAAGAGTACGTAATGAAGGTCCATTCAACGAATCCCGGATAGTACGTATTCATACTCTTGATGAACCTAAAGCTTTAAGAGTAATAAGTAATCTTCTCAAGAGATATTGATCTTATAACAAGGAATGACTATATGTTATTCCCTATTTCTTTTAACTAATATTAATAATCATGTATGATAACTTATTATATCGTCAGATAAAAGATGTTCCTATTGCTGTTATTCAGGAAAAAGTATCAGAAGCAACAAAAATTCCTTTATCCTTAATATTACTTGGAAATAAAGCACCAGGAGCAAGGAGAAAAGAATATGTTATGGCAAGACAGATATCTATGTATCTTTCTAAAGATCTTACCAGATTTAGTCTCGCTGTCATTGGTGTTGAACATGCCGGCAGGGATCATGCTACAGTATTACATTCAATAAAAACTATTACTAATTTTATCGACATAAATGATCATGATGTAACATTGAATGTAAAAAAATCTATAGATCTTATCAGAACATGGAATAATAACAGGCCAGATAAAATAAGACAACCTACCCTTAAAGAACTTATACGTAAAAAGAAATATCTTTCTTATGATATAAAGGTTGTTAACGAACAAATCAATGCTTTACTTATGCCTAATATTCCAGGTAAATCTAAACTTGTTAAAACATGGATCCTTAATAAAGTTCCTCTTGATGTCAGACAAAAACTTCTTTTAATTCTTGTAAATATAAAAAATTATGAAAGCAAAAACTATTGAACAAATTCTTCGCGGATCATTCGCTAAATTCCTTAAATCTATTACCGATGAAAAGGTAAGAAGTCTGGTTAAAGATAATTCTATTATAACTGGTGGAGCTATTGTGTCTCTTATTCAAAATGAAGAGGTAAATGATTTTGATGTATATTTCACTAATAAAGAAACTGTTGTTACTGTATGTGAATATTACAGGAATTTGCTTATTAAAGGAGATATATCATTTGAAATGATAAGAATAGAACAAGTTGCTGATGCTAATGGTAATATTTACCCAGATACTGGCCGTGTTAAATTCTATATTCCAAGTAATGGTATACGAAAGATAAATGCAACAGGTAAGAAATATTTCCCTGCAGTGATAACTGATAATGCTATATCTCTTACAAATAAGTTTCAACTTATTATAAGATTTTATGGCCCAGCTGCTGAGATTCATAAAAATTATGATTTTGTTCATGTAAGATCATATTGGCTGTCAAAAGATGGTAATTTGTATCTTAATCCTAATTCTCTTGAATGTATCCTTACAAAAGAATTGCGCTACATAGGTTCTTTGTATCCTCTCGCCTCTTTATTCAGGTTGCGTAAGTTCTTATCCAGGGGATGGACAATAAGTGCCGGAGACATCTTTAAAATAGCTTTTCAAGTATCTAAGCTTAACTTCACTGATCCTTCAACAATATATGATCAGTTAATCGGTGTTGATATACATTATTTCCAATACATGATCTTTAGAATACAAGAAGATCTTAAATTGGATAAAATCAAAGAAGTTGATCAGGATTATTTATCGAAGCTTATTGATGAGATCTTTCATTCATCAGAAGAATATAAAGTTGATGCATATCTTAATGCTGAAGAAAAAGATGAAACAATTAAATCTGAAGAATAATGTCATATACAAAAGGTAGTTGGGAACCTGTATATCAGTTATACAAAAAGGCTCCTAAGAAAATATGTACTGGTGTTGGTATTAATACAAAATTCCAGGGTGGTATGTATACTGAATTTGTTTGTAACTCAATATTACCAGAGACAGATGAAGATTATATTAAACAGGCAGATGAGATTGAAAGTAACATGAAGCTAATTGCAGCTGCCCCAGATATGCTTGAAGCATTAATATCAGCAAATAATTATTTTGTTGATCTACAAAATAAATGTGCTCTTACTAATTCAGATGAAAGAGCATGGAAATTAATTTCAAAAGCAATTAAAAAAGCAACAAAATGAGTAAAAATCGTATAATAACAGAAGATCCCCTGCAACAAGTATTATTCCAGGGCATTAATTCATTAACAGATGCTGAAACACTTTCATTAGTAATAGCAGGAAGAAATTCAATAAATAAAGCTAAAGAATTACTTACAAAAGTTAATTACAATTATGTTGATCTTGCTAAAATGTCATATCATGAACTGGTTAATGAAGGTTTAACTGCAGGACAAGCAACAAGAGTAATAGCCTGTAATAGTTATTCTAATCGTAAAGCAAGCCAGGTAGCAGAAGAAAAATATCAGATTAAATGCTCCAAAGATGTATTTGATATAATGTCTCCATTGTTAACAGATCTTGTGCATGAAGAATTCTGGATACTATTTCTTAATAGATCTAATAAAGTAATAGGCAAGATGAAACTCAGCCAGGGAGGAATAAGTGGTACCGTTACCGACGTCAGACTGGTGATGAAAAAGGCGATCGAATGCCTTGCCTCCGGAATCATTGTTTGTCATAATCATCCATCAGGTAATCTTAATCCCAGTGAATCAGATTCTAATATAACACAGAAGATTAAAGAAGCTGGAAAATTAATGGATATACAACTTCTTGACCATGTAATAATATCAGAAAAAGAACATTATAGTTTCGCCAATAATGGTCTATTATAACTAACAACTAACCAATGGAAAAGATACTTGAAATACTAAGAAAAAACTGGGGGACTGCCAATATTGACAATCATCCCAATGCAGAGAAAGGATTTGCAGAACTCGCTCAACTAATGAACAGTGACCTACGAAGTTAACTTGTTCAATTTTTGTCTGAATGTATAATTGAATTACCTGAAGGTAAAGATTGTATTGATTTGGTTGACGAATACCTCGCATCCCGTCCCGACAGTAAGGCTGTAACGGATTTAAAGGATGATATTTTATTAGATAATAAAGAGTATGATTAAACAATAAAAAGATTAACTAATGAGAATTGAATTAGATGAAAATCAGATTTTAGAAGCTGCAATGGACTTTGAGGGAGATGTTGATTTTATGGAGAACCTCATTAATAAACTGACTCGAAATTATAGCGAATTAAATGAGTTAATTATAAGACTTTATGAAACACTTCCTTATGATAGAAAAGAATCATTAATAAAATATATTACGCAAAGGCACTCAGAGACAATAAAATAAAATAAGATGAAAATAGGAGATAAAGTAAAGTTCGTAAGTGCTGACGATGATCAGGTTAAATGGGGTAGTAATGATGATCCCAGATTAGTATTAAATACTGATGATGTATATGAAATTGAATCTATTGAGGTTCATTCATGGCATACCAAAATTTATCTTAAAGGAATAAAAGGTAAGTTTAATTCTGTCAGTTTTAAATTAGTTTAATCACTAAATAGAAAGAAGATGAAAAGACCGGTTTGGTGTCCTCATTTAGATTGTAATTTTAAAACTCATTCTCAAAACTTAATGTGTGTTGGTTATTTACCAAAGCCTGAAAGGCATGATGATAGTTTAAATGATTATCGGTTATGTATTGATACAAGAGAGACAGGACACGATATATTTGATTTGCAAATAAATAAAGGTGATGTATGGAATTTAATAAGGATTTTGAAAACAATAACTTAACAAATAGACTATGAAAGACGAACTATATAAAAAGGTATTTATCCACAGTGAAGAGGATTTGCCAGAAGTAAAGGACAATTATGTTATAAAAGAAAAATTAAGAGTATATCCTACAAATTATACTTTTGATCCTTTAAGTGAATATGATAAAAAAACACTATTATCAATAGTTAACTGGTACTTACAGCCTATTTCTCAGCCAGAGTTAAGCAACGACAAAACCATTATAGAGAAGATGGAGGAGCTGATAGCTTATTATGACTTAGAATATTGTCCTTTAGCATCAAAATCAATTACATTTAGACTTATTGAAAAAGGTAAAAATAAACTTAAAAGAGAACTATCATCACTGAAGGATAAGAGTAATAACTAATAAATATTAAAACAATGAGTTTATACAACATGATTAATGGAGTAAATCCGGCAACATTTTTTATACTACCGATGATAGCTGAAAAACATCCTGATAATTATCCGAGATTTAGAGATTGTTTCATCGGAGAATTGTTAAATAGTGATGAAGATGATCAATTTGGTATTCCCAAAAAGAAAACCGATGATTCAAAAACTATAAGCATATACACACGTACAGGAGGTGGTAATCGTAGTGATTATTATGAGCAGATAAATGAAATACGTGCAATTCCAGGCTTTATAAAAGACTACGATGATGACTTTGACTCTACATTTATGACTTTTCTTTTTGCTGTGCCGGACGAATTTAAATCTGATTTTGACTTAATAACCAATGGCAAAATTAAAGAGATAAGCGAAAATTATAAGTCACGGTTATATAAAGTATTTCCAAAGCTAAAAGATACATTCGATAAAATATTTAGTGAAGAGTAACCAATAACAAGAGATATGACAACAATTGAAAAATTAAATTTCAGGTTACACCAGTCAAGTAATGATGAAAATTCTGCAATTATTAATAATCTTATTGATAAGGTAAATGAACTTACCGAAAAAGTTAATGAGCTGAATTATGAAGTTGGAACCATACATGAATGGAAGATTGAAAAGGAAGGTATTTAACAACTAAACCTACAACCATGTCAGACAAAAAGATAGAAATTATAGTAGATGCGAAAGAACTATTAAAAGGTACGTCATATCCTGATTTAAAGCCACAGGAACCTTTTATTATAACTGCACCGCCAATATATGAGAGATCATTTGAAGATTACCAAGACGGTAAAGCATGTCGCAGAGAAAGAAGATTAAAGAAACGCAATAAACCAACAGAGCAATGAAAACAATACGAACTTATCCAAAAGTATGTGATTCTTGTAAAAGTACAGGAGTTATATCCGAACCATTCCCGTCAACTACAAGCATTACTAAAATGTGTCCAGCCTGTTCAGGCAGTGGTGTAGTTATAGTAACAGAAGTAATTGAAACAGATGAGTTATCCGCCTTAGAAAAGGAAGTGCCGGAAGAGAAGAAGTGCATTGTAGCTAATCATAATTTTATTTGTGATGATAAAGGAATTACTACTTGCAAGGATTGTCATTTAACAATTAATTATCCATTTGAATAAAATATATTAAAAATGAGTACAACTGCAGGTAATGACAAAACGAACATGGAATGGATTGAAACTATTCCAGAAAAAGCTGAAAGCCTTAAAGAATCAGATAAAATTAACTGGTTCAATTCTTGCCTACAAATAGCCCTTACAGACTTAAATGCGATTGAATGTATAGATTGCGGATATGTTTGTAAAGAAAAAGATTTAGACAATAGAACGTGCAAACATTCAAAAGATGAGATATTAATTTGTCCAAAATGTAAATCACGTGATCTTAAATATTATTAATACTAAAAAGATGAGATATGAAAGCTAAAAGTGCAAAAGAGTACTGGAAAGAAAGATTCGGAGAAGATCCAAAGAGTGATTCGGATAAGTTTGCAGTAGGGATGATGCAGGATTACGCCTCTGAATGCCAGCAAAAGTCATTGTCGGATGAAGAAATAGAAAATGGTATAACAGTTCTTGCTACACTCCATGCAAAACAATCAGTCGGTGATTGGGCTACTGGATATATAACAGGCGCAAAGTGGGCCAGGGACAAACAGAAGGGAGGTAAGCCATGAAAGCAACAGAGCTGAGACTTGGAAATTTAATAAAGATTGGGGGTAATACGATTGATACATATCAAACGTATAAATCAACCAAGGTGACACTTGCAATATTGAATGAAATTGCAGGAGAAAATGATGAAAGGCCAGATGCTGAATTATCAGTCTTTATGCCTATTCCCCTCACAGAAGAGTGGTTGCTGAAGTTTCATCTAAATGAGGACATAGAGAAAAGTACAAGATTCCCAAATGAAATAACTATTTATGATCGCTTTTTATTCATCTGGAAAGAAAATTATAAATACTGGTACGTAATGACGAGTAACCATAAAGAATTTCTCACAAAGATTGAATTTGTTCATGAGTATCAGAACTTTATATTTGCTTTGACTGGAAACGAATTAACATATGAGCCATGAGTAAGTATTATAAACGAGTGAAAGCCGATAATTACGTTTTCGGTACAAATATTAACGGTACGGATGAATCAGGAATAATGAGTTTAACAAACCCTCCTGTATTAATATGCCTATGCCCTAAAGATAGATCAAAAGTATTACTTGACTCTTTAAATGCCGGGTTTGTCGAAGCAGAGGCGTATGAACGAGAATTTGTAGGGTGGTGGTTTACAAAAGGATTAATGGAATTTGCAATAGAGGCATTTTCAACCCCAGTGTTGTTTATCAAATTTGCCGAAGGGAGTAAGAAAAAATACACTCTTGGCGAACTGCACGAATATTGGCAGAAGGAGGTAAAACAATGAATATAAATAAATAATATATGGCTGATTTTAAAGATAAAAAAATAAAACCCTTACCATTGATAGATTATGGTAAAGTTCCACCAACTGCAATTGATCTTGAAGAAGCCATTCTCGGTGCTTTAATGATTGACGGAGATGCTTATACAAGAGTAGCTTACCTTTTGGATGCTCCTGATAAAATGTATAAAGAAGCCCATCAAAAGATCCTTGCTGCTATAATAGATCTTCATAAAAATAAAATGGCAATTGACCTTCTTCTTGTTACTGATAAATTAAGAAGTAATAATGAGCTTGAATCTGTTGGTGGCCCATTATATCTTACTCAGTTAACAAGTAAAATTGTTACATCTGCCAATGTTGAATTTCATTGTATGATCATTACTGATAAATATCTTTTGCGAGAGTTAATAAGAATAAGTGCAGAAATACAAACAAAAGCATTTGATGAAACTAATGATCCAATGGAAATAGCCCAATGGGCTGAAGAAGAATTGATGAATAAGTTTGACCTGGATATTGAAGGCAGGGCTACATTTAAAGATGCTCTTTATTCTACTATGATGGATATAACAAATAAAGCAAAAGGTCTTGTTAGTGCATTCATTAAAACAGGAGATTCAGAAATAGACAGCAAGATATCATTCCGAGCAAGAAGCGGTATTCTTATTGCTGGTGCAGAGAGTTCAGGTAAAACTAAATATGTTTCTTATATTGTTAAATCTATCCTGGATAATAATGAAAATGTCCGCGTCCTCTGGTTTTCAATGGAAGATTCAAAAGAACAAATTGTCAGAAGTTTTATCTCAATGGGATGCAAACTTACTACCAAACAAATGCAGAGTGTAAACTATACAATTAAAGATGACGACTGGACAAGAATAAATGATGCAGTTAACCAATTTGAAGATTATAACATTGAATTTATTGACCGGGTATGTTCTATTGCTACTATAATGCGTAAATCACGTAGCTACCGGGAAAAACATAAAGAATGTCTTTTAGTAATTGTCGTTGACAACCTGGGCCTTATTGAAACAGATTCATTTTATAGAGGCAATGAGAAAGATGATTACCTGGCTGGTAAGCTAAAAGATATTTATGATACTACCGAAGCATGTATGTTTATTCTTCATCATATAACAAAAGAGAGTAAAAACAAGCTTAATATCAATGAAGGATACAGACCAAGATCAGAATATATTAAAGGATCTACCCGTATTCTTGACTATATACAACAGGCTATACTTGTTAATCTTCCGCGTAAATATAAAGATCTTGTCTCTGAAGAAAAGAAGAAGGCTGAAATGTTTAATGCTAAAGAGATAAAAGGAAAGTTTAATGTAGAAAGATTTAAAAACGAATTCTGGTCTATTAATCCAAAAGGAGATAAAAATACTAAAGCAATAACCGATCTGTTTGATAACACCTGGAATGAACTTAAGTTTGTTTGCGGATCCGAAACACTTGATGATGGAATGCCTATCACAGTAGGTTATCTTATGAGAAAGTATATTGAGTATTCCATATCAATTGATGAAGTAAACCGTAACAGAGAAGTAAAATATCAATCAGAGAAATTCAGTATCTATACATTCCTGAACCATAAAAAGTTCAAGGAAGACTATAAACCACAACCAAGTTCAAGGACATTCTATTTATATGGCAATGATATAAGCAGAGCGCAATTTATCCAAAACCTGTTTATTGCCGAATGTGTAAAAAATAGAGATGGTAGTGATATTGATGACATGAATATTATCCGGTATAATGCCAACCTGGATTATAATATATTTATTCCAATGACAGATTCCGGATGGGAAGAACTTAAAAACAGTAATGATGGGAAAAATTAAAGAGTTTTTTCATGATGAAATCGAAAGAGCATCAAGAGAAACTGATGACTATGAGTACCAGTATAATAAATGGTGCACTGAACAACAAGAATTAGAAAGACAGAGATATTTTGAAAACCAATTAAAATTTACAAAATGGCAAAAACTAAGAATTCAATTCAAAGTTTGGAAATTCCAATTCATTTCCATAATATTACGTATCTTTAGAATTGGATAGTCGGGGGTAATTGCCTGATAACAAGGGAAACCAGAACTCCTTTCCAATTCTATTTTTGTTCTGGAATTATTAATAAACTGGAATATGAAACAAATTACTTTAACTAAAGGAATGTTTGCATTGGTTGACAATGATGATTATGAATATTTAAATCAATTTAAATGGCAAGTATTTAAAACGCCTTATACTTATTATGCCAGTCGAGCTATTTGGATTAATCAAAAAGTTATTCATATACTAATGCATAGGGATATAATGAATACACCTATAGGAATGGTATGCGATCATGCATTTCATAATGGATTAGATAATCGTAAATTCATTGAAATTGATGATATATTAAAACCTAATTTAAGAAATTGCAGTTCAAGCGATAATCAGAGAAATAAAAAACCAATCGGAAAATCTAAATACATGGGTGTTTATTTCAATAATTTAAACGGTAAAAAAATATCTATTCAAGCTGCAATAACTATAAATAAAAAAAGAATTTATTTAGGTGTGTTTGAAACTGAAGAACTTGCTGCAAAAGCATATGATAAAGCAGCAATTAAGTATAAAAATGAGTTTGCTAATTTAAATTTTAAATAATAATGAAAAACGAAAAAATATCTATAAAATCACTTGAAGTACCTATTCTATTTCATAATTACAAACTTCTTCAAGACAAAGAATTTGTTCTGAAAGGATCGAACATTTATTTTGTTCAAGGTCCAAACAAAGTTGGTAAAACTTCATTTCTTAAGGCTCTTACAAGTCTTATGATAGCAAATGATGATACTCCTGATAAAGTAACACGTGGTAGTGATGAAGCAGAAGGATATTATGAGACAACTATTCCTGCAGCCGATGGAGAACTTCTTACTATCCGTCATGAGTTTACTGCAGATGGTAAAGGTAAATTCTTTGCAATAAAAGAAGATGGCACAAAGATATCACAAGTAACTGAGATACGTAGATTGTTTAACTATACTCCTATCAATGTAAATGAATTCTTTGCATGGAGTAATTCAGCTGAAGGAAGAAGAAAACAAAGAGATGTAATCCTTAAACTTCTTACTGATACTGACAGGAAAGCATTTAATGATCTTGATCTCCTTGAGACAGGTTATTATAATGAAAGAACTGAAGTAAACAAAAAAGTTGAAACAGCTGAAAGTACTATCAAATCTATTGTTCTCAATAAGGAAGATGAAGCATTAATTCCCAGGGAAAAAGAGGCAAGAGATCTTATTACTCTTTATCGAAACATAATAGATCTGAGAAAATCAAATAAACCTATTCAGGAAAAGATTAATGATCTTAAGTTACGAAAAGAAAGACTTGAATTTGATCTTAAATATATCAATGAAGAAATTGGGAAGGGAGAAGAAGCTATCAAAGAAGGAAATAAAGCTGTTGAGAAATATAATAATCTTACAGATGAAGATCTGGCATTAAAACTTGAGAAAGGAAATGAGATCATAACTAAGATTACATCACTGTCAACTAAAACTGATCTTAAAAAAGAATGGCAGGTAAAGTTTGACGAAAACAAAAAGAAAAGTGAAGAAATAACTATGGGGATCAATAATTGCAGGGATTCTAAAGCTGCTATTGTTTCCGGATCCGATCTTCCTGTAGAAAACATATCATTCGATGATGGATTTCTTACTATTGATGGTTATCAGTTTAAAGAAAATCAGATATGTGAGAGTGATGCAGTTCTTATTCTTGCCAATATCCTTGCAAAGATTAATCCTGGACCTATTCAGATCATAGGTGATGCAAGTATCCTTGATTCAGTTAAACTTGACATGCTTAATGATATAGCAGAAGCAAACAATAAGGTTATGTTTGTTGATGAAGTTGTAAGAAATGCAAATGATATGGTTGTGGTAGGTTATGAAGACCTTGTTAAAGCAGATATGGAAAGCAATTTCAAAAAGCTTGATGGAAAGGGAAAGAAGAAAGAACCAAAACCAAAAAAAGAAGTAAAGGTTGAAAAAGATCTTACTGAACCAACAGCAAAGGATATTTACGATAATAATCCTAATGAAGATAAAACGCCAGAGGGTGGTGAAAATGAAGAACCTTCAACATTATTTTAGTATTAATTAAAAGCCGAAAAGCAAATGGCAACACTAACAGAAAAAACCGGTAAACCGGTAAGTATTGAATGGAACCGTGAATGGGAAGGACCCAATGGAACAGTTCATTATTTCGACATCGAATTTGATGATGATGATTTAACTAAAGGTCAGTTCTCAACAACGAAAAAGAACCAGACTAAGTTCACTATCGGAAAAGAAGTGAAGTTTACCACAGAAGTAAAGACTAATACACGTGGTGAATATTTTAAGATTGACATAGCAAAAGATCCTAACGCAGGTAAAGGTGGTACAGGAGGGGGCAATAGAGGCTCAGGAAGCCACATGAGTCCAGAAGTGGAAGCAAGTATCACAGCAAGTGTATGTCTTGATTCAGCTGCTATATGTATCCTTAAAACAGGTAAAGCAGATCAGGTGAAAGAAGATCTTGTTGCTTTACATGCAATAGCCAATAAATTCTTTAAACATATCATGGAGAAAAGTAATGGTGATCGCCAACTTTCTATTAACTATCAAAGCCGGCTTAAAGAGGTTGTTGGTACACTTATGGATTATCCAAGCCTTAATATTAAGAGTACAGATGATATTCTCAGATATGTCGATCTTGAAGTTTCATTCCTACAAATGAAAATGACACAGGCAAAATGAACTTCCACGATTTTCCTATAAACCAGTCCATAATACGGACATTTCTGCATAATGGAGAAGAAAAGGAGTATTGTTTCAGAAGGATCTATATTACTAAAATAAAAAGATCCCTGAAAGAAGTTCCTTCTGATCCTATGCTTTATGGTAAGTACTTCGAAACAAAGTGTCTTGGCAAAAGTTCAGGATATGATGTTAAAGATCTTCCACGAAAGAAACTTACCAAAAAGATGGAAGCAGAAAATGCAGTACGGAAAGCAGAAGGGAAACCTTTGCTTCCTGGAGAAAAGTACCTTGATCATATCAGGGTTGATGATCAGATAAACAGGTTTAATGCTCTTATAAAACAACATAAGATTATAATAGCTGATCATAATGTTCAGGTACCTATACTTACAGTATGGGATCAGGATCCTGATGTACTACTAAGTGCAGAGCTTGATGTATTTCCTACCACTATACTTATTAAGTTAAAAGATGATGTGGAACCAAGGCTTTATGCTGCTATTATCGATCTTAAGCTTACTGCAGATATAAATGCTACATATGGAGATTACTGTTATGGTAGTCCCCAATACCTGGATCTTATTCAGGCTAAGATGTATCATTATGTGGTTCGGAACATCAACAAGAAGTTTAATCCTACATTATCCGGGTTGATAACAAATACAATACAAAGTCTTATTGATAAGAATCTTATTGTATTTCTGTTATGGGTCTTCGGATATAAAAAAGATGTCCTTGAAGATAAATTCATTGATGTCTCCTGGGATAAAACAAAAGAAGCAGAATTACATGAGAGTATCCGTAAAACAGTAAGTAGCCTGGAAGCAGGTGAAAAACTCGATTGGCCAACAAACCCGGTATTTCATCTATGTAAATCATGTCCCTGGTTTGCTTGTCCAGACCGTGTTCGTATACAAACAGTTTAATTAAATCATTTAATATGGAAAACGTAAAGTTTGAAAAGAAAGGAAACATCCTTACAATTACTGTAGATTTATCAGTAAAAGGATCTCCAAGTAAATCAGGTAAAAGTATTGTTCTTGCCTCAACTCTTGGAAACAAAAAAGTTGATGGTACAGAAGATACATTTATTGGATTGAATGTCTATAAGACAAGATAATATGTCCTCAATAGAGGATTAGCCCCGGAGAGTTTTTAGATTACAAGAGTGAAATATGGTTGGAAGGGATGTTACTACCGAGGCGGCATCCCTTCTTTTTTTATTAACTAAACCAATTAAAATGTCAAATAAACTATGTTCTGAACCTGGCTGTATTCAACCTCTTTATGCAAGAGGATGGTGTATAAACCATTATAAACAGAAATATCTTAAGCCTAAAGAGGATAAAAAGGTTAAAAAGACCTATGTAATACCACACAGGACAGAAGATCGTGCAAAAGAAGAGCGACAGTATTCCATAGACAGAAAGTTGTTTATAGAGGACGAAAGAGCTAAAGATCCACAGGGAAGAATATTCTGTATCTTTTGTCAGGGAGAAATAGGAAAAGAACCTGATTGTCATCATCTGGATGGAAGAGATGAAGATAAACTACTCAATAAAGATGACTGGTCGCTGGCACATCATAAGTGCCATATGGATTATGATTCTATGCCATGGAGAAAATTAATATGGTGGATGGATTATATTAAAAATATTAAGATCTCACATCCACATATTTATCAAAAAGAATTAAGAAAAATGGAAAAATGAAAGACGATATATTAAAATTTCGTAAGATCTATACGATTCTTACAAAAGAAAAAGGTAAACAAAAAAAGTATGTTTATCATGAAATGAGTATATCTGAACCATCATTAGTAAAGATTTTAACAGCTGATCTTAATGATCTCAAAGGACTAAGAGCATCCACTCTTGGAGTAATTCAGGACTTTAATAAAAGACATATGGATGATTTCAATTATTCAGGAATCAAATCTATTACTGAACCAGTATCAAAAGAAACATCTACTGCCAGGTTAGAGTTTATGGAAAATAATAAGAAAAAAGATCCTGAACCTATAATATTACCTCTAAAAATAATGGAAATTGATGAAACAATTACCGGACAAAGAGTACATTGGGTAAGAATTTTAGTTTCAGATACTCTTGGAAGCGCAGAAATAACCAGGTTATATTGGGAAGTTCCATGGACATTAAGACTTAAATATAACTGGTATTTCAAATACAGAGCTGCGCTTCTTCAGGTACAAAATCCTAAGAAATATGTTGAAATGACATGGGGTAACTTTTCAAAACTTTCTCCTAAAGAAAAAAAACTACATGATCTTAAAAATAAAATTATTGCCAAAAAGAGAAAAATAACTGAGTTCACAAACAAATTTAATTATGTTAAGCAACAATGGAACGAATTATTTCCTATTGAAGATGATCCTCAATATAACAATGTAATTGCAAAACTCGAAAGATTAAAATGTGAATTAATCAGTTTTGAAAAAGAATTTGAAAAAACTGAATCAGATGAAACAACTTGAAAAAGAAGAATGGGATCGACAACTCATTGATTTTATCAACAAAAATCCCATTCCAGAAGAACCTATTATTCCACTAGAAATCACATTCCCTTTCATGATGGTGTACTATCGTAAAAAACTATCTCTGCGTAATCATAATTATTTACTTGCAGTAGCAATATTTTCAATAGCTGATTATGCATCGAGTAAGAGAAGTATTGTTCATAAAGGTTGGGCCACTCCTACTTTAATGTTTGATCTACCAGAATTCATGAAAGATGATCATCTTAACAATAGATATATCTATTATAAATTTCATGATTGGAACAGCATTGAACATATCTTAAGTGTTCAGGATAAGTTACTTATTCCTAATATGGAAGAATTATTTCCATGTAATAAATTGGTTAAACTGAGAGAAAAAAACGGACAATATAAATTTATCATATGAAATATTATTTTGGTATATATGTCGATTATATAGATGCAAATCGACCACGAATAGCACAGGTAATGACATCTGTTGATGATCTTAGTTGTGAAATGCTTGCAGATCCGGGATTAATAACATTCTATTTCTCAGAAAAAAGAAGATGCAGAGAACATATTCATCATCTTGCAAGACTTCATAACTGTAAATTCATTGAATTTGGTTGGGGTAAATATCAATTAATAAAAATCAGATGAATAAAAACGAACAGATTGCTCTTACAAGAGCAATAACAAAAGATATTACTGATTATATGGTTGAAAAACTTGAGAAAGGAAGTGTTCCTGAAAACTGGGATGGCTTTGAAATAAGACATTGGCTACAAAAAATTGTAGAAAGAGAAAATCTATGATCTGATAAATTCCGTAGAAAAACTTATCGTAAAAGGATACGTGATTGTGAAAACACTATCATTGTTAATAATCTCTATTAATTTTGTATATTTAACGTATGATAATGAGTCAGATATTAGAATTTGATTGCCGGTCTATTTGTCAGGGAAGGAGATGTCCATATCTCCATCCTGGCAAAGACCTCAAAATAAACAAAACAATTAAGATGTTTATCTGCAAGGATAAAAACTTAGTGATTGTACCAGAAATACTTGATCCGGGAAAACCATCTGAAAAGATAATAATCGTAGGACCCTTTAATAGTTGTATTCAGATGAGAAAGCTTCAATCTGAAGGATTAGCTCAATGGGCCGAAGCATCAATAAATCCTGATGGAACTATAACACATTGGAATCCACCATTAAATATAATTTGATATGGTAAAATTAAATCCTTTGACAATAATTACTTTGATAGTTTTTGGAGTAATAGCTTTATTTGTTTTCGCCTGGATAGTTGTTGAACTTTATAATAAGTATTATGATCAGGACATTTGAAGACTATACTTCTGAATTAACAGAAGATGAGGCAAATTATATCATGCCAAGAATTTTAAAGATACTTACTCTTGCAATAGGCAAGGATAAGGCGGTTAAAAATGATCAAATTCTAAAAGATATAAATGTTTTAAATCCTATGTATAAACCGGATAATGAAGATCCTGATCTTTCATGGATAATTAAAACAAGACCAGCAAGGATAAGACATATGATACATATACTCCGGGTAACAGATACTATCCCTTTCCTTGTAGCTACAGCTGTAGGGTACTTTATCTCTAATGAGAAAGAGGAAATAGAGAATTACATAGGAAGTATTGATGACCGGTTAAGATCGATCTACCAGATCCGCAGAGCCCTTAAACGTCAAATGAAAGAATGGGGGAAGAAGCCTGAAGGAATACAAAGACAAATATCATTCGCTAATGGTGAATTAACCTATTAAAAATGAGAAATTTTATATTTGAAATAGATCCGGTAGCTAAACCGAGAATGGTACGATCTGATAAATGGAAAAAACGTCATGTAACAGATCATTATTGGGCTTTTAAAGATCTTTTCAGGCTACAAGCCAATAAGTACGGATTGAAAACATTACCCGATTCCATAGAATATCTTATCTTTGTAATTCCAATGCCAGAAAGCTGGTCGCAAAAGAAAAAGGTAGCTTATGAGGGTAAACCACATAAACAACGTCCTGACCTGGATAACTTCACAAAAAGCTTTTTTGATTGTCTGTGTGAAGAAGATGACAGTTATATTTGGCAAATCAGAAATCTATCTAAGATGTGGGGATATACCGGTAAGATACTTATCGGGACAAACGACTAATTTAATTGGTTTAATTAGGATGGAACTGGATCGAACCCTTGAGTGCTAAGATCCATTTTCCATTTATAATATTCACTTAAAAAAGCGATATGAAAATTATGACACTAACTTTAATAATCAGCTTGTTTTGTGCCCTTTTAACGGCTCCTCCATCTCCAACCATGGTAATATTCGCACCATCAGAGATAAAGCCCTATGAGGCACTATGGAACGCTACCTGTGCTATAGAAAGTAACTTCAATCCCTATGCAATCGGGGATAAGCACATGAAAAAATGGTCATATGGTATTGTTCAGATAAGATTATCCCGGCTTGATGACTTTTACAAACAGACCGGGATCAGATATTATGAGACTGATATGTTTTGTCCGGTGAAGTCAAAACAGGTTTTTATTCATTATGCAGTAAAAAATCATTATTCTGAATCAGAACGTATAAGCAGAGATTGGAATGGTGGCCCTAAAGGAATGCAAAAGAAATCAACATATAAATATTACCTTAAGATAAAAGAGCACTTATGAATGAAGTATTAAGTCATGATATGAAACTTCTTGGATTACATATGCCATATGGTGATGATCCGGAGACACCTATTCTTTGTAGTTACTTTGATGAATTACCGGACCATTTTACCAAATGCCTTAATTTCCGGGATCTTTATCGTCTTAAAAAACATAAAAGAAGCGATAATAAAGATAATCTTGAGATCTTTGAAGGGCTTGATGTACTTATTCATGTACAATCAGAAAGTAGATATTATTACCGGATATTACAACCCTATACAGACATGAATAAAATGCTTAAATATTTTAAAGATGGTAATCTTTATATTCTAAAGGATGAGCTCAGACAAAAAGAAGAACCGGTTGAAGAACCGGTCCCTGAAAAGAAAGTTGATGATACAGAATTGTTGTTTTAACGCCATTTATTAGCCCAATGTTCAGTCCACCATGCTTCTGTCTGTGATGCATTTTGCAATTTCATTGCCATATCATGCCAGGCAGAAGCATATGGTACGGATCTCATAAACTCATTCCAGCCTCTTAACTGTCCTTTCTGAGTGAAAGCAGATTCTTTATCTCCAAGTGCAAGGTTTGCTGAGGCAAGCATCATCTGACCAAATGCTTCAGTAAACTTAAATGCTCTGGCAAATGATACAGGTCTTGTTACTGTCTCCATTGTACGAAGCATCTCTATAGGATTATACTGCTGTGACTGGTTCTGTATAATATAATTCATCCACCATTTTTTAAATGTATCATCATCGTCTTTGTCATCGAATAATGCTAAATAACCAGCATATGAAAGAGCTATCATTCCAATACTGAGAATAGCATCGACAATATTCTGTTTTTGTTCTGTAGATAATGAACTCCATTTATAATCAGGACTACCAATTTTAAGAGCTGTAAGAATAACATTAATAAGTGTTCTCCATCGTCCTTCATTAGTTCTTGCAAGCCATTCATACACATCCATCTTCTCTCCTGTTACTGGATCTATACGTGATTCTTCCATCTTTTTATATGTTCCAAGATCCACCTCTTCGCGTTTACTGCCAAGGGCATTTATTACAAGCCTCATGAAATATCTCTTAAACTGGACAAAAGCTTTCCCAAGCACATACAGTTCCAGGTTGGCAGCTTCTTCCTTGCGATATCCCCCCTGCATTCTTTCATGTACTTTCTTTAGTTTTGCTATCTCATGACCTGTTAATTCTGTTATCGGTGTATAAGATGCTGCACCACTCTTACCTGATTTTTCATATCCCCTGGTACCACCTATCCAGTAAACATCTGTTATTCCATTTTCTGTTCTTACCTCATAAGAATCCCATAATGACTTTCCTGTCTTGGGATGCTTAAGATGTTTCATCTGGGCTGTCATAGTAGTAAGTGATACATATTCTTCACCTATACTATAAAATTTATACATTGATGATTCTGATAATGCCTGGTTACGAGTAGATAAAAGAAACCTTCTGTTAGTAGCATAATCATAGTTATCAGGGATGTAATTTAATTTCCTTGCAAGCAGGAACATCTTATTCTTACGAAGATCTCCTATCATTGCATCTTTTATAAATGATCCCCAGTACACTCCATCAGCAAAAGCATTATCCGATACTGTAAAGTCAATAGCATCGCCATCTATATGAAGGAACTTGCTTGCTATCGTACCTTTAAGTGCCTCTCTATGGGTAAGCATCTTGGCAAATATAGCATTACCGGTACCCTGAACAGGTCTTAACCACATTATAGAAGCACTTGTCCAATGGACTAATGCTTCAAGGATCTTATCAGGAGATATATTTGCTTTGCCAAATGTTATAGGCTTGCCGGTATATTTAATTGGCTCTACCCTATTTTGAATATCAGCAATAAGCTTCTTCTCAAGAAACTTAGCAGTATTTTCAAACATAGGTTGACCATTGGAATACTTCTGCAATTCAAGATATACTTTTAATGCTTCTCCAACTACATATACATTATCCATATACTGTTTATGTAACATTGACTTATTGAACTGATCGAACATATATACTGCATTCTTGGTATAGTTACGGTCATTGATAACTATAGGATTATCCATGTATTTCAAAGGAAGAGACATGGTAACATCATTATACATCTCAAACTCCTGTTCCGTGAACCATGTAAACTGTCTCTTGGCAGCTTCTTTTATTCTTTTAGCTGAAAATCGTCCAATAATATTAGCTCCCATTATATCACCATGTCCAGGAATCTTTCCAAGAATCTTTGCTCCCTCTTCATAATTTATTTCTTCATAGGTCTTCATAGTTTTTGGAAACCATCCGGGATAATATTTCATCTTACTCTCTTCTGTCTTATTCTTATTGAATATATCGAGCCAGGAATAAGACTTACCTTTCATTACTGTAGCCTGCTGATTAAGATAAGCTTTTTCTCCAACGAACCATGAAGCAAATGTATTATTAAGAAACGTAAGAAGATCTTGCTTATTCTTATTAAGTCCTTTCCATTCCGGATCTGTTTCTGTTAATAATCTTTCTTCTTTAACTCCATTCTTTTCGAATTCTTTATACATAAATCCAAAGAGCTCTGCATAATTAACATTAGCCACCCTGCTATATCCTCCCCTGGAAATATTTAACTTTCCTTTCATATACTCTTTAAGAATAGGTTCTACAAATGTATTGAGCCTGAGAAGATCCATTTCATGTTTCTGGGTATATGCATTCCATCTCTCATTACGTATTTTTACCCAAGGCTGGAATATTCCCATGTTAACATCAGAATAGTTACCTATCCATTGTGTTGCCCATCCAATATCTCCCTGTGGATATACATCGAGCTGCAGGGAAGGATCAGATTTTATATGCGCTATCTCTCTATAGAGCTGTGCAAGCCTTTTCTTTTCCCATTCCGGAAGCTCATCAACACGTATCTTCCTGTCAGTTACAAACTTTCCAAGTATTATCTGGATCTCATTTACTCTTCTTCTATATTCTTCTTCAGGGCGAAAAGGTGAATCTTTAAGGTTCTCGAATAATTCATCACCTGCCTTATCGGTATATTCTCCTACATTAAATATCTTAGGACTCTTTTCAAGAATCTTCTTCATAACATTAGGATCAATACCAGCATCTTTAAGAGCCTGTTTGTCATTAAGGAACATCTTTATCATACTCAGGTATGATGATACTTCAACAAACCTGTCCATGTCTTCTCTTTCAGCAACAAATCTTCCCGGGACCCATACTGTCATAAGATCCCTGAATTTCATATCAGGAAACTCAAGCTTGTAAAGGAATGCATACCACATAACCTGAAGCTTTGCTCTCTCTCTCTGATTGTCTGAAATATATATATCCTGAATACCATATTTCATTGCTTCAGCGTTGAATCTCTTACCAAAATTCTGACCGGTCTTCCAGTCTATAATACTAACTTTACCATCTGAATGGAATATCATAGAGTCTGTCGTACCGCCTATACCAAGGAGCTCACTATATATTGATTGTTCAGGTAAAGCTATTATATCTCTCAAAGCATCAGGGAACCTACCAGGATCTTTAAGTATGTTCACTCCTGCCTGACTTAATATACGGTCCTGTATGCCTTTATCTTCAAGCCAGGAGTAATGTTCCGGCCTGGTTGACCCTTCACTCATGGATGCAATATCATTCATCTTCTTGAGTATATCTGTTTCATTATACCCGAGATTGAATATCTTATTAAACATCTTCTTGAAATAAAGGTGCATGATATTACCTTTTATCATACCCTGCATAAAGTCTTTCTCTCTTCTCTCTTTGTATTGGTCATAGTTCTGCTCAATACCATCAATAGTAAATTTATGATCATGAGGCACTGTTCCCCAGCGAAGATCTGCCATATGCTGGCCAAAAGATACATTAGGATCAATTTTTGTATTGCTGAACCATGACATTGCACCGCCTACATTATCAGTGATCCTTCTTATCTTACGTGTAATACCATTAACAGAATATGTTGAAAGCTCTCTTCCTGTAGCATCAGTATCTACTTTTACCCTGGATGATATCTCCTGAATCTTCTTAGCACGCTCCAATACAGCCTTTCTGACCTCATCCACGTTCGTTGCTACTACCGATTCCACTTCTACCTCAAAAGGCATAGAAACCTTACTATATGCCTTTTGAGGTAGACTACGGAATATCTCTCCTTCTTTAGTAAATGATGGAGTATAAGGACTATGAAGTATTATCTGCAAGAAATCATATGACAAATCCTTTCCTATATTAAAGAATTCAAGTATCTTGTCTATAATCTTTCTCAGTAATGACTTCTCTTCTCCTTCTCTTTTGACCCGGTTCATTATCCTGGCAAACTCATCATTAGATAACAGTTCAGCTATAAATTCTTCTTTTGTCCTTAATCCCATAAATAACATAAGATCCTTTGTTGATGTATCAGGATCATAACCGTTATCAACAAGATACTCCTGTATTGCAATTTTAGCATGAGGAAGCGATATTAGATTGCCTGTCTTGCTATCTATGCTAAAGTGTTCATTTATAAGAGCCATTATATCTTCACTAAATTTAGCATCTTCAAGCAAACCAAGTACCGATAATCCATGAACTATCTCATGAAAGAGAATCCTGTCTATCTTATCAATGTCAAGCCGACCATCATCTTCATAAAGGTTAACAAGATCAAGAGTTATATT